TATAAAGTCATTTGTAACCACAGGTTCCGTAAAACAATTAGAAGTTGATATTCAATCAATCACTTCCAAAGTTTCTTCACTATTAACAAAATTTGAACTTTTACTGATACCACCACCAACTGGAGTTGTTGATGGATATGTAGAAAATCTGTACTGGACAGATCCTATTTTACAAAGAAGTGGTTCTTTTGTTACTCTTGATAATTCAATTTATGGTAGACATGTAGTTCAAAGAAATAATTTGATTGTTCAAGTCAGAAATCTTTCTACTACTGATGCAGAATATATTGGAACATACGAAGTTACCAATGCTGGTCATACAATAAATCATTTCAATATTCTAGCTGATGATGGTGTATCAAATGTTTCTGGAATTACATTAGAAGAATTGGAAAGATATTATCCAACTTTATCAATAGAAGATTTTGAATTAAAAGGAAAATCTAGTTATACAACAGATGGATTTTATTTTGTATTAATGCCACCTTCAATTCAAAATCCTGTAGTAGTTCCATTCTCAACTGGATCTATAGCATCAACTATTGAAGTCCCAACAACTACATTCTTCCCAACAAGTGGTTATCTATTTACTGGATCAGGTGGTCTTATTCAATATACTGGTAAGACTTCTACATCATTTACTGGTTGCACATCGGTAAGGGGATCAACTACTTTAATTGGAAATTCTGTAAGTTTTGATGGAACTGGTTACTTAAATATTGCTTCAAATAATGCTTTCAATTATGGAACTGGAGATTTTACCATAGAGTTTTATTGGAAACCAAATGCTCTTAGCGGAACGCAAGTTTTGATAGATCAAAGAACTGCATCAACAGATGTTTCAATTTATGTTGAAATGAATTCTTCTGGAAATATCAGGGTATTTGTTAATGGAGCTTATAGGATTACATCTTCAAATACGTGTAGCACATCTCAAGACAACCATGTTGCCATATATAGATCTTCTGGAATTACAAGAGTTGCTATCAACGGAACTGTAACTACCACATCAACATACACCGATACTAACAACTATGCTTCTAAACCATTTAGAATTGGAGCTTCTTGGACTGCCAGTTCCTTTATTTCTGGTAGAATTAACAGTTTGCGTGTTGTAAAAGGAACTTCATTGTATTCTAACACAAACTTTACTCTTCCATCTCAAATAACAAACATTTCTGGAACATCTTTACTAACATGTCAAGGAAACTCAATAAAAGATAGAAGTTCTAATAATCTATCTATTACAGTAAATGGAGGTGCTGTCGTTTCCAATACTGGAAAGGAAATCATTCCTTTTGAAATCACCTAAATAAACACATAAATATAAATAACTTTGGCACAAATCTAGTCGGAACGAAAAAACCATGCCTGCTATTATTTCTGATAAGTTTAGAATTTTTAATGCGAAGCAATTTCTGGAATCGCTAACTGAAGGTAGTACGGATACTGGTACGGAACGTACTAGAATGTACTTCTTTGTCGGAAGACCACAACCATGGAGAGCATACCTAGAGATTTATTCAAAAGGAACAGTCAACTTCACTGTTGGTAACAAAATTTTTGTTGGAACAACTGCTGGTCAATATGCAGCATCAGCATTTAAGGCAACGATTGCTGCAGTATATGATACTGCACTTCTACTTACAGATGTCTTTGGAACAAATGGAGTAAATTCAGTTCCATCATTTGGAAGTACAATTTCTTCTACTGCTGATAACGGAACAACTATCGTTACCAACGCTACAGCAAAAACTGGTGTCTATCGTTATGCAACAGAGGATGTGCCACCTCTTCCCCTTGATAATCAAGATGAAAAGAATGCAGTTTACGACGAAATAATTGCTGCTAAGCGCATTACCGATACATTTGCTAGAGCAGTTATTCGTCGTTACAATTGGGATTTAGTTGCTAATCCTAAGTTTGATATGTGGAAACCAGATTATTCTGCCACACCAGCTGGTGGTGGTGGTATTGGTAAGTCTACAGCAACTGGTGCAACTTCAATTGCAGATGCTAAGTTCTATGTAATGAACTCTGCATATGAAGTATTCAAGTGTCTTTATAACGGTCAGAACCCAACAAACGCCACTGGTCAAAACGCAACAGAAGAACCAATTACAACTGGTGCTAATTATGCAGCAGGAACTGGTCTTTATACAGAAACAACTGGCGCTGGTTATATCTGGAAATATATGTACACCATCCCAACAGATGATGTACTAAGATTCCTATCATCAGATTTTCTACCTATTGTTCTTCCTGCAAACCCTTCTCGTACTGCAGTAAAGGCTTTAGCAGTTGATGGAGCTATCGATGCTGTTCTAATTAAAGATGCTGGTGCTGGTCTTCCTGCATCTTCAACACTATATTCTTCCATCAAAGGAGATGGAACTGGTGGTATTGTAAGAATTACTACTAATGGTTCTGGTAATATTACTGGTGCTTTTGTTCAAGCAAGAGGATCTGGATATACATACGCTAATGTAATCTTAGCAACTGGTACTGGTACTGGAGGAACTTCGTATGGTCTCTTCACTAATAGTGCTCTGACAACAGCAGCTACTGTTACTGCTGGGGCAACTGGATCTATAGAAGTAATTCTTCCTCCTCTTGGCGGTCATGGTTTTGACCATGAGCAAGAATTGAACGCTAAGAGAGTTATGACAAATATTCGTCTAACTTATTCCGAAGGATCTGGAGATTTCCCAGTTGATAATGACTTCCGCAGAATTGGTATTCTTGCTGATCCATATAACTATGGAACAACTACTTTCTCAACTGCCGATACCCTTAGTGGTCTAAAAGCTGTTAAGATTAATAGTGCAACTGCTGACTTCATTCCAGACGAAAGAATTCAACAAACCGTTTCTGGTGGAACAGCAATTGGTACTGTCGTTTCTTGGACACTTGATAGTGGATCAACTGTTAATGGAGTTCTTAAGTATATCCAAACTAATGACGCTCATAGAGATACGACTGGAACAGTAAGAAGCTTCAGCAGCAGTGGCGCTATCACTGGATCACAATCAGCGGCGTCTGGAACACCTAATACTGCATATAGTTCATCAAGTGGTGGTGTAACATTTACATCTGGTTATGCAAATCCAGAAATTCAAAATAATTCTGGTGAGGTCATTTACGTAGAAAATCGTAAACTGATCACTCGTGCCCCTGATCAGATCGAAGATATCAAACTAGTTATTGAGTTCTGATTTATATTTTACTCCGCTAAATATTAACGACTAGATGTTTGTATTTGGCGGAGTACGATGCCACAGAAGACCAATCTTAACGTAAATCCTTACTACGAGGACTTTGATGCGACAAAGAATTTTTATAAGATTCTTTTTCGCCCTGGTTACTCTATTCAAGGCAGAGAATTAACACAACTACAATCAATCTTACAAAATCAGATTGAAAGTTTTGGTAGATATGCCTTCAAGCAAGGGCAGATGGTTATTCCTGGAGAGATAGGTCTTAATACAAAACTAGATTATGTAAAATTATCATCGGTAACAGAAGTAGCTGTTAGTGAAGGAGATGATATTGTTTATAAAAAATATGATATTACACAGTTAATTGGTCAGCAAGTTATCGGTTTAACTTCTGGTGTTGTTGGAACTATAGTATCTGTAAAATTAGCAACAGAAGAAACTGCAGATACTCTTTATGTCAATTATATAACTAGTGGTAATTCAAATGAAGAACCAACTTTCAGACAAGGAGAAACTCTGGAAGTTGTTGATGGTGTCAATACTCCACTGTTAGTTGTTGGAACGGATGGGAGCGTACTTCCAACAAGTATTAGTATAACAAATCCAGATACTGGAGAAGTGACTTCTTTAGAAAGTCCAGCAATGGGATATGCTTCTGCTGTGAAGGTATCGGAAGGAATTTATTTTGTAAACGGTTACTTTGTTCGTAATCAAGAAGATCTTTTGATCATTGAAGAATATTATGATAAACCATCAGCAAAAGTTGGATTTGTTATTTCTGAAAATATTGTAACACCAGAGGAAGATGCATCTCTATATGATAATGCTATAGGATCTTCTAACTATACCGCTCCTGGTGCTCATAGATTAAGTATTTCTTTATCTCTAAAAGAATTTGCATTAGATGCAATTACCGATAAAAACTTTATTCAATTATTGACAGTTTCTAGAGGAGTAATTCAGAAAAAAGTATCTCCAGCAGATTATACATTGCTAGAAGAAACTTTAGCAAGAAGAACTTTTGATGAAAGTGGAGATTATGTAGTAGATAATTTTTCTATTGATATCAGAGAATACGCCCAAAAAGAAACAAATAATGGAATATATTCTGAGGATGAATTCGGATTATATAATGGATTAACTTCTAGCGAAGCAGCAAGAAAAATGGTTGCTAGTGTTGGTCCTGGCAAAGCATACATTAAAGGATATGAAATTGTTAACAAGGAAATTAAATATCTTGATATCAATAAATCAAGAGAAAGTCTAAGTAGTGACAATGTTAAATTAAAAACAAAAGGTCTGCCATCATTTACAATAACAAATGTATTTGGTAGTGTTCCTTTGAATAAAGAAGGAGCAGATCTAACAGCATATCCAGATGTATTTTTATACTCAACATTTAATGATGGTTCAATTGGTCTCAATAATACAGAATTACCTACAGATCATAGGCAAACTTTAAACAGAAGAGGTCTGATTTTTAATTCAAATGATGCTATTAAAACTGTAACTATCCAAGTAAGCAGCGTTACAACTTTAATCGGTAGCATTACTGATGGAACATTCCAAAATTTAATAGGAACACTATATTTTATCAAATCAAGAAGTGATGTTGGATCTCCAACTTCTGTTGGCAGTGTAAAATCATTATCATATGCAGTTGTAAATAAACCACTCATAAATCCATCTGTCTCTGTAAAATTCTTAGAGTTAACTGTAACTGGTCCAAAAAATGAACTAGAGTTTTTACTTCTTGAATATGATAATGGCGATTCCGAATATAAGAGAAGATTTTACCTTACTGAATCTGATGCTCAAAATCAAACTAATGAGTTTGGTTTTATCGTAGATTATAGACAAACTCTAACTCCAGTTATTGGTAAAGTTAAGCCAAGTAATTTTTATCTACAGCAAAGAGGATCTGGATTTAACTCAGATTCAGATATTATCCTATCCAAAGGTCGTCTTTCTGGTGGATCGTCTGCATATAATTCATTCTTTGGTTTTTCTTATTTTGATCCTCAGTTCTTTACAAAGATTACCTTAGAAGCGTCTCCAGTAGGTGCTGATGCATTTTCTATAGGTAGATATGTTTTTGGTCTTGAAAGCAACGCATATGGCGTTGTAGAGGGCGCTGCTAATGGAGTATATTCTACTAACAATCTTTTATTCATCAAAACTTTGTCTGGTAGATTTTTATCGGGTGAAACAATCCGAGATGAAGTTGGCAACACTGTAAAAATTGCCAAAGAAAATACAATCTCTCACTTTGTTGTTCAAAATAGAGGTCTTGGTTATGCTACTGGATCAACAATCTTAATTAATGGATTAGAATATGATTCTTCAAAAATTCAATTATATTTGACTGGAGATGGAAAAGTTTATAAAGCTATTGTAAATAATAGATCTGCAGTTAATGTTGAATATTCACAACCTCCAGCAGTTAGTGTTAAAGTTCCAACTGGAGCTCCAACACCAAATTCTGGTGCAGCAATTGTTCCAGTTTTATTCAGAGATACTGTAATAACTTACACGCCACAAAATGTAAAATCAATTGGTTGTAATTATGGATCTGGAAATGCAAATACTTTTAGTGCTGATGTTTTAGTAGATAGTAAAGAATATTCAGAGGTAAGATCTGTCACAGATTTTACATTTTTTGGATCACAGGGTTCGGACTTTATTGAATCAACAAGTTTTAGTGCTGATGCAAGTTCTTTATTGGTGCAAGGAGACATAGTACAATTTTCTGATGCTAACAATAATTTAATTCGTGCAATTGTCCAATATGCAACAAAACCATCTGGAGTAGAAAAAACTAGAATTTATCTAGATTCTGTTTTGTCTGGAAATGTAACTAATACTAGTATTGTTAGATTGAGACCAGTATTAAAAAATCCAAATGGTGGAACTCTCTTATATCCAACTGGTAGCAAACAGATTAGTCAAATTTCTAATGGAGGAGATGATACAAATATCAAATATTATTTCCGTAGAGATTTTGTAACTACTGCATCTTCAAGCGGTGGAACAATTACATTTGCAGCTCAATTGCCTTATGGAACTCAAAGATTTGCTGCATTCACAGAGAATAATTTTATTATTACCGTTTTAGATAAGGGAGATGCCTCTGATATTTCAAACGGAGATATAATCTATGTTAATGAAGATTCCGTAGAGATTTCTTCAGCAACTGATACATCAAGTGGTCTAACATCTGGTAGTATCAGTCTACAATTACCATCAACATATTTTGGAAGTATTCCCACAAATGGAACATTCCCAAAATTAAAATTAACTGCTACTTTGGAAGTAAGCAACGCAAAACCAAGATTAAAGACAGCAATCAAAAATAAAAGAATTATTGTAAATTCTTCTGGAGATAGAGTTCTTCCTTTTAGAGGAACAGATTATGATAATGAAGCTGTAAATATTTTATCTTATTCGGATGCTTTTAAATTAAGATACGTTTATGAGGGAACTAGCACCCAACCACCAGAGGCAGATAGTGCTGGAAATCTTATTTCTGGAACTGATGTAACATCAAAGTTTACATTTGATAATGGACAAAGAGATACCATTTACGATGTTTCTAGGATTGTATTAAAACCAGGATTTGAACCAACTACTGGTCAACTATTAATTGCGTTTGATTATTTTGAACATTCGCAAGGAGATTTCTGTACGATTGATAGTTACTTACATGAGGCTGGTGTCGAAGAAGATGAAATTCCAACATTTAATTCTTCAGTTCATGGAAATCTTGAACTAAAAAATGTTCTAGATTTTAGACCAAAAGTTGATGTAGATGCTATTATTGCAGGATTTCAGGATACATCTTCTCTTGCAATTACTACTGGTCAATTTTCTGGTCCTGGATCTGTAATTGCTGCTACACCAGCAGCAGATCAAGGAATAGAATATACATTCTCATTTAGTCAAGTTCAATATCTCGATAGAATTGATGGCATTTTCTTGAACAAAAAAGGAGAATTTTTTGTGAAGGAAGGAAATTCATCATTAAATCCTTCTAAACCAGATACAATAGATGATGCTGTTCCTCTGTTCTATGTTTATATTCCTGCATATACAAAAACAAGTAAAGATGTAAGGATTACTCCAGTAGATAATCGTAGATATACGATGCGTGATATTGGTAAGCTAGAAAAGCGTATTGAAAGACTTGAATATTATACTACTTTAAGTATTTTAGAGCAGCAAGCATTGAATATGCAAGTCAAGGATGAGGTTGGTTTAGATAGATTTAAGAGTGGATTTTTTGTTGATAATTTTGAATCTCATAAAGTTGGAAACCTAACATCCTTAGATTATAGATGCGCTATTGATACTCAGCAATCAGTTTTGCGTCCTCAATCTAAAGAAGATTGTGTTCTCTTAAAAGAAGTGAATACTAGAGAAGATCAAAGATCGGTATCTGGTTATAAAAAATCTGGTGATATTATCACATTACCATATACTGACTTAAAACTTTTTGGAAATGAGTTTGCATCAAAAACAATAAATCCAAATCCTTTCGTTGTTATTCAATATGTTGGGGATGTTGATGTTTCTCCAAATATTGATCATTGGTATGACCAGAATATCGATCCAGTTGTTGTCGATACAAATACAAGTTTGTTTAATATTTTCTTAGCAAAAGATGATTCTAAGGAAAGTTTTTCTGGATTATATAATTCATTTATTGTCAATTGGGTTGGCACTTCTCCAGCATTTACAACTATTAATTCGCTTGGAGAAATCAATACTCAACAAGCAACATCTACAGTAACATCGGCATCAATTTCTAGTTCTTCAAATATCAGTCCAAGAAATAATGATATTGGAAAAGGTGTTCAAACAAAATCTGTAAATGGAAATCTTGTCTCAACAGCACTATCATTTTTTGCAAGAAGTGTTCCTGTGAAATTTGTTGTTAGAAGAATGAAGCCAAATACTACTATTAATGTATTTTTAGAAGGAAGAAATATTAATCGTTGGGTTAATCCTGATCTTAGATTTACTGGTGTTGCTGGGAATTCTCTTTCATCATTTAATGGAACTGTTACAACAGATGAAAATGGAAATGCTAGTGGATTGATTTTAGTTCCTGCTGGAGTTCCACCAAGAGAAAATGCTACTTGGACTGGCGATGTAGCTACCGTTGATTATGATACATCGGGAGCAGCGATACGCTTGACAACTGGTGTTCTTACTTTCAGATTTACTTCTAGTCCAGTAGATGCATCTAAGGACAGTGTAGATACTTATGCGGAAGTAAAATATTATGCTACTGGAATTTTACCAGAAAATCCATCAAGTATTGTTTCAACAAAACCATCTTACTTTAAATCAAATGAAGGGGTTCAAATTATTGATAACAATACAGATAACCCACTAAGACCAAATCCACTTGCTCAAACATTTAAAATTGAAAATTATGACGGTGGTTTATTTGCCACTGGAGTTGATCTATTTTTCTCCAAGAAGAGTAGTAATATTCCATTCAAAGTATACATTACAGATGTTGTCTCTGGGAAACCAGCAAAAAATATTGTTCCTGGATCAGAAAAAACTTTAAATCCAAATACGTATTTGAAGTGCTACTCCAATGGAAATATAAGTGTTACTATCGGTGAATATGTAACTGGAACCAGTTCTTCAGCAAGTGGTCCTATTTTAAAAATATATGATAAAAATGGAGTTGAATTAGTAGCATCAACTGCTGGAAAATATTCATTAACAAATGAGCAAGTTTATACTGTTGTTTTAGGCAACCATAATGGTAAGTCTTTCAAACAAAATGAAGATCTTTTAATTCCATCCGTAACTCTCGCAAATGCTACAGATGGCACTCAATTAAAACTAACTATTGCAAAAGATAGCGGAAAAGTTTCAGATATTAAAATTAAAAATACAGGTCAAAATTATGACAGTGCAATCTTAACAATCGAAAGTCCACAACTTCCTGGTGGATCCTCTGCCACTGCCCGCATTGAAGTTTCTGAAGGAAAAATTTATAATGCAGAAATTTCTCTTTCTGGATTTGGTTATACTGAACCACCATCAGTTGTTGTGAAAGGAGTTGGAAATGGTGCTAGTGGATGTGAGATAGAAACATTTATTGAAATTGATACTCCAGCTGTACAAATGGGTATTGCGGTAGATGTATCTGGTACAACCAAATCCACAGTTCCAACTAAATTTGCATTTGATTATCCAGTATATCTACAAAATAATACTGAATATGCTTTAGTTTTAGAAACAGATTCTGTAGAATATGAAGTATGGGCATCTAGACTTGGGGAAATTGATATTTCAACAAGTACTGTCATTACAACCCAACCTTCATTGGGATCTGTATATAGATCACAGAATGTTGATAATTGGACAGAAGATATTTTTGAAGATCTCAAATTTAATTTCTATCGTGCAGAATTTGATATCTCTCGCCCAGCAGAATTTTTAGCAACAAATAGAAAGCTTGGTTATGAATTATTGAATTCAAATCCCTTTGAAACTAATGCTAGTTCAAATACTAATGCTACTTCTAAACTATTTAAAAATAATAATAGCATTATCAAAGTAAAACATAGAGATAATGGATTTGAAGATTCTGGCAAATCATATGTTTTCTATAGAAGTGCCGAGGAAACCGCTGGTATTACAGCAAATATTTTAAATAACACACTATTTAAAGTTACAAATTCTGGTATTGATATTTACAATATTACTTCTTCTTCAAAAGCTGCTGGAAATAATCTTGGTGGAGGAGATACAGTTTATGCAAGTTTCAATAGAAAATTTGAAATTTTGTATCCACAAATTCATTACTTAACTATGACAGGTACAAAACTTGAAACTTTTGTTAAAACAACAAATATTATCCCTACAGATTCTAAAACAACAAATTATACTTCATATTCACAAACCGATTACGAAAAGACATTTTTAAATGAACCTCACTATTTCACAAATCAAAAAGTAATTGCTTCAGAAATTAATGAAACACTGAACAGTGTTACTAGATCTCTTACATACAAAATGATTTTATCATCAGAAAAATCATATTTATCTCCAGTAATTGATTTGTCGAGTGCTTCAGTAAAAACAGTTTCAAATAGAGTTGAATTTGCCTCTGGTCAAGAAAATAGATTTGGAAGAAGAGATCAAATTATTGAATTCTATCCAGTTTATCAATTCCAACTTGCTGGTAATGGATCTACTGCAATACAAGATAATCAAACAATTACTGGAAAAACAACAAAAGCAACTGGAACGATATGTAAAGTGAGTGGAAATAATGTGTGGGTTCGTGTGAAGACTAGTCAATTCTTCCAAAAAGGAGAAGGAGTTACGTTAGGTAATCAACTTACATTAACAAGTGTTACTATCAATTCAAATCCAGCACAAGTCTTTGTTTCCATTGCAGATGCTGCGACGATTATAGCTCGCAATCCATCCGCTCTCTTACAAACCTATGATAATATTATTACTGGTAAAACAGTGTTGTGGAATAATAAAACACAGGAATTGATTGTTTCTGTAGATATACAACCAATCAATAATGATTTTACTTCAAGAATAATTGACAATGCCGCATTTAATAGAAATGCTGTTGTTACTGCACAAATAGCAGATATTTTTAGAGTTGGAGATTTTGTAAAATACCCAAATCAACCAGACGATGAAAAAGCATTTTGGGAAGTTGGTAGAGTAACTTATAGAAACGGTATTGATTATGTATCAGAAAATACATCCAAAAATAGTTCTGCCGTTGCTAAGTATGTAACAAAAGAAGTTTCAATTAATAATCCAGCAACTTCGATTGATGTTCGTTTAACAGCAAATGTTAAAGATGTAGAAAATATTCAAGTTCTGTATAGATATAAAAAGTCTTCAAGTCAAGAAAACTTTGAAGACATTGATTGGGTATATTTCAATGAAACTGGATTGCCTGATACACTAGAAATTGCAAACAGTGAAAATACTATTTCGGGAACTGTGGAGAAGCAATCTTCATATCAAGAGTTTAAATACAGTGTAACAAATCTTCCAGAATTTTCTTCTTTTGCTGTAAAAATTGTTATGAAGTCTGTTGATCCTGCTTACGTGCCTAAGATCCAAGACATTCGTGCTGTTGCTTCATTCTGATTTTTAATTTCCGCGTATGGATTATATAAAAGTTGCTGGTCATGATGGTCTAGTGAGAGATGAAAATACAGGTGCCATCTTGAATTTGGATGATTCTGCTATAGAAGCAAGAAGAAAATCAAAACACTTAAGTTCCGCATTGGAAGACATAAATATGTTGAAGAATGAAATCTCTGAGATCAAATCACTATTACGAGAGTTATTAAGAAATGGCAATTCTTAGATCCGTTGCTAAAACAGATACCTTTGAATCTCAGAGGCAAAAAATTAATTTAATAGCGGCAGACTTATACGACGTACAAACTTCTGTTGGAGAAGGCGCGTTTAGTATGAGTGATGGAACTCTCCAATCTCCAGCACTATATTTTACAAATGCTAACGATGTTGGTTTATATAGAAGATCATCAAAAGAACTATCAATAGTTTCTGACGGAAATGCTGTAGCTTCTTTTACTTCTACATATCTAACTTCATTGCAACCATTTAGAACTTTATTATCATCAGTACAAACTGGAAGTGGTGGCACTACTGTATCAGCAGTTGGTTCTGGATATAATCTAGGAACAAATATAAAAATTCCATTAACTGGTGGCAGTGGTTCTGGTGCAGTAGCAACGATTACCACTAGCAATAGTGGAAATATTACGAATGCTGGAAGTTCATACGCTGGTGGTGTATATACTAACGTTCCATTAACTGGCGGCACTGGAACAGGTGCGTTGGCATCTATTACAGTACTGGCATGGGCAGGTAGTGTAAGTGCTCCTGGAACTGGTGGAACCGCTGGTACTTATAATAATGTTACTTTAACAAACGTCAGTGGTTCTGGTTCTGGTGCTACTGCCAACATATTAGTTGGTGGTGCTGGAGGAGTAGCTACAGTAACTGTTGTTAACAAAGGATCTGGATATAAACAAGGAGACGTTTTAACAGCGTCTTCTGGAAGTATTGGCGGAACAACAGGATTTCAATTTACTTTATCTGGTGGCGGAGAAGTTTCTAATGTTTTAATAACAACTGGTGGAACTGGTTATGCTGTTGGAAATGTACTATCCGCTTCAAATGCTAATTTGGGAAATGGCAGTCCAGCTGGATCTGGTTTTCAATATACACTAACTTCTATTGGTGCTGTCACTGCAGTTAGTGTCACAAATGGTGGTGACAATTATGTTATTGGAGATATATTGAGTTTTGATAGTAATTTAATTGCTCCAGTAACAACATATCATGTGAAGATGGAGTTGTGCCAATTAGTAGAATTTTCATCTCCAAATCCAACTACAGGTTTTAATGTTGGTGACACTTTAACATACAATGGACAAACTTTTAATATTGTAAAAAGATTTACATCTGGATCAAATATTACTGCTGTTACTGTTCAAGTAACAGCATTTGATCAATTGAGTTTTTCTAATGGTCTTACTGCAACTTCTTCTGGAGGTGGAGGATCTCCTACAGTATCCGCCATTACAACAGCATTAAATTACTTTTTTTCATCAACTGGACCCGCTGGAACTTATACAAATATTCCAGATTTCACGTTTCAAAAAAATGTTCGTTATGTTTTTGAGCAATCAGATCCATCAAATATTGGACACCCATTAAGATTTAGTACAACAAGAGATGGATTTCATACAGTACTTAATTTATTTCCAACTACGTATGGAGTAAAATACGAAGGAGATGAGGTAGATTATAATTATACATCAACATCTTTATCTATAGTTCCAAATGATAGCACCCCAACAACTCTTTATTACTACTGCGATGCAGGAACTCCTGGTGGAGCATCTCACTTAGATGAAGGTGGTTTTAATAATCGTGAAGGAGTAATTACAGTAAGTGGAACTGGAGCAATTTCTGGTAGCGGAGCACAGATTACTGTTTCCGATATTGATGTTAGTTCAAATATAATTTTAGAAAAAGACGGCACTGCTACTCTTGGCAATACTACGGCATCAAATATTACAGCATCTGGCAATTTAAATATTAGTGGTATATCAACATTAAATAATGATCTGATTATTGGTTCAAACACTTTCACCGTAGATGCTCAAACGGGAGATACTGTTGTAGATGGAGATCTTACCATAAATGGAGAATTTTCAATAACAACAAGTGCCAATTTGGCAAATACATTATACATAGATGCCATCAATAATAGAGTTGGTATTAATAAAGATCCGTCAATTACGCCACTAACAGAAGCATTTGAAATTACAGGAGGTATTGTAAATAGTGGAGATACTTATCTTTCATCAGATTTAAATAAAATAGTACGAATTGGAGATACGACTAATCTTTCTGGAACATCAAGATTACAAGTTGACGGATCAGTTCTCTCTACTGGTGGTTATCAAGCAACTTCATCCGATGATATTAAAACTCCAGTATACGCAATAAGAGGCAATACAAGATATGGACTTGCATTTAATACTGGATCGTTAGCACTATCTGTTGCAGTAGGAAGTGGAGAAGCATTAAAATTTACAAATCTACTGACGACATCATATAGAAGTTTAAACTTTGATTATAAAACTATCACATCAACATCAATAACTGGTGGATCTGGATATACAGATGGTTCATACTCTGGAATACAACCATCAGGAGGATCTGGAACTGGTTTGACGTTAAACGCAACTGTTTCTGGAAACGCATTAACTTCAGTTACTGTAACCGATAATGGTATTGGTTATGAAGTTGGCGATGTATTGGTAATTCCTCTCCCTGGAACTTTAGGAGCAACTGGAGCAACACTAACAATAAACAACATAACAACGGCAACAACAATTTCTACTGATGTTGCAACTGGTGTTATCACAGCAAGTGCTCTCAACACAACAGGATCTGGAATTACTGTTGATAATAAACTCAATATTGATGGTACTACTATTACATCAACTCAAGATGAAGATATCACAATTGCTCCAGGAGCATCTTCTAGACTTCTTTCAGTTACTGGAACTGGTGGTGTAAAACTTCCAGTTGGAAATTCCACAAACAGACCATCTGCTACAACAGCTGGCATCATTAGATATAATACACAAACCTCACAGTATGAAGGATCAAATGGTGTTAATTTTATTTCCCTAGGTGGTGTCAGAGATGTTGATGGAAATACTTATATTATTGCTGAAGAAACTGTAGGTGCGAATGATAATATTTTATATTTCTTCAACGATGGATCTAATTCAGCAAGATTGTCTAGAACAGAACTTGTTTTAACAACTGCAAATAAAATTACTTCGAGAGACACTGATGGAAAACAGTTGTGGAAACCAACGACTGCTTACACTCTGAATACATTTGTTTATTACTTAGATAACATTTATCAAGTAACCACGGCAGGAACTACTGGAACTGTAGCACCTACTCACACTACTGGAGCTGTTGCAAACGGAAGTGCAACTTTAACTTGGGTAAGCGATAGTTACGCAAATCTAGAAATACGTGGAGATGAAATTAAGTTAGGAGTAAGAGTTAATATTGACGATAAATTGAGTGTATATGGTTATGCTACAAATAACTTAATTTTTGAAAGTGGATTGAACAACACCAAGTTCGCATTTGGAAATATCTTGGGAGTTCCAGATACTCTCTTAACTTTAAATGGAACAACTGGTTCTTTAGTAATTAATAGAAATTTTGATGTTTCTTCAACTGAAGATAATATTAGCATCTTAGATAAGACCCTAAAATTCTTTGAACTGACTGATATTCGCAATGAAATGACATCAACAACTCTAGTCAAAGGAACCAGTAATGTCGCAAACGTGACTGTATACAGTCCAACAGTTCATGCATCTGCAAAGATTTTAGTATCTGCCGATAATCTAACAACTGGTGATAAACAGATTGTTGAATATAACGTCATACATAAAGGAACAGATATTGTTGCTGTTCAATATGGAAATATAAATACGGCTAACAGCGATCTGTTTGTTGGATCATTTGATTTTGATGTGTCTAATAATGTCAGATTTACTGCAACTCTTGCAACTAGTGTTGCATCTGGTGATAATGTGAAAATAGTTGTTAATAAAACACAAATCAAGAAGTAATCAACCATGCCTACTACTATAAAAACTTTCAATTCCAGTGGTGGTTTTGGAATTAATCAAACTCCATTAATTACAGATACTCTAGACGTTAAAAACGTCAATACTCTGGAGTTGCAAAATTCAAACTTTATTGATGCTTCTAGTAAGAGATATATTTTAAGAGGAGTTAGTACAACTATTCTTAGTCAAGACAATGGATCAACTCCAATACCAATTTCAAGCAGCACAATTAATTTTATAACTGCTCACATCATTGGAGTTAATCCAACAGGATCTGGTCATTATTCATTTAAAAATGAAACTGTGATTTCTTGTGGTTCGGCAGGTGCCATTTCAATTTTATCTTCTCTGGATACAATTATAAAAGACAGCATTCCAACTGGAGAAACTTGGACTGCTACTCCATATTCTGCGATTGCAAATCAATTCAGTTATTCCAGTACAAGAACTGGAACAGCTGTTGCTATTAAATGGTTTGCAAACGTAGAAGTGGTAAAAGTTTTATGGACCTGATGCTAAATAATACAAGAATAGATACCAGAACTCTCGGAGCACCAAGGGCAAATGAGTTTAGAATTTAATGCTGACAAACAGTATCTTAAGGGAACCAAACCTTACGTTCTAGGAACAAGCGAATTTACGATACGTGCTGGAACAGGAGCAAGTGAAAAAGAGGTTATGCGTTGGCAGCTAGATGCAACGCAGCAACTTACCCGTGTAGGTATTAACAGAAATGGTCAGCAAGTTGAAAAAATTACATTAACAAATACTGGTGGTGGTTATTCTTCTACTCCAACAGTTACGATCAGTGCTCCAAATTTAGCAACTGGAAGGCAAGCGACAGCAAGTGCCTTGATTAACTTAGGAACAGTTGCTGCAATTATTGTAGATGATCCTGGCAATGGATATACATCTACCCCAACTGTTACTATTTCTGGCGGTGCTGGTAATGGAGCGACTGCTACAGCAACTCTTAATAGTATTGAATATGAATTAGATGTTAATGGTGCTATAAGAACTTCCACGTCCATTATTTCTGATACAGCAAGAGTTATTAACCTAGATTTCGTTAATCTAACAACTGCTGATGGAACATTTCGTGCTCCATATTTAAAACTATATGCTAATAATACTGGAACATCCTGGTTAGCATCTACGGTTGTTAGCAAAAATACTTTTAGATATTTTGGAGATAATATCTATCGTGTAAATCAAGATGGAACAACTGGAACAAATGCTCCAATTCATACAAGTGGTGAAGTCGCAAATGGAACTACAATACTGGAACATGTAGGATATAGAGTAAATAGTCCTTCTTTGCCTCATTATGGAATAACGGGTGATGGAATATTCCCAAGATCTATTACTCCTCTTCAAGGTGATAGATCAAATAAAATTGCTACAACTGAATATGTTTTAAGTCTTGCTACAAATGACGTTGGTGGTCGTATCTATGTTTCTGAACAAATTGGAGATGACGCAAACGATGGTCGTTCGGCAGTAAATCCAGTTAGAACAATTAAAAGAGCCTGTCAAATTGCTACTGGAACTGTTGGAGTAAGAGAAACTGTTATTATTTCTGGTGGCGATTATGTAGAAGATAATCCAATTTCAATTCCACCTGATTGTTCTATTGTAGGAGATTCACTTCGCATTGTTAATGTCAGACCCCTGAACGGTGGTAAGCACATGTTCAAGTTTGCCGACAAAAATTATATTACTGGTATTACATTTAGAGATCGCCTAGATTCAGCTGGAAATCCCATACAGACATGGGACTATGCTTGTGCATTTGACGATAAGCAAAGAATTTACTATGATTCAAATAGTGGCGGTGACTATGGTAGGGATTTTCCTATTGGTTATCAAATATTTGGAAGACAAGAATACAGAATTACATTTTCAGAAAATACTGGTAATGCTCAAATAGCAGTTGGAGAAACTATTTGGGGAGAAACAAATAACGCAAATGCCACTGTAACTAATGTATTCTATAATGCAACAACTGGAGCATCTGCATATGATACAGGATATATCGATGTTGTTTTAAATCAAAATAGTAACCAGTTAAGCACTGGAGATAGATTTAGATATGGTGGTCCTGCTCCAAGTCTAGGAACTTTTACACAACCTTGGTTAGCTAATACATCGTTTCCTGCTAATGTTTATCTATGGACTACTGGAACTAGTGGAAATCCTGGTCGCGTATATTTAACGACTGCGGCAGTTACGACTGGAGCTGCTACTCCATCACATACATCTGGTACAGTTTCAAATCTTTTATATATCAGAGATCGTCTCCAATTTACTTCTTCAACAATTACTTCTATTAGACCAGAAGGAGAAATTGTATCAAAGGGAGAAGATTTAATATCTCAACTTCCAATTACAAGAATTGATGCTTCGGTTGCAACATATAACACATATGGTGGTGTAGTAATTTACACCAATCCACTTGTAGGTGCATCTAACGTTCATAACTTCAAAGAAAATGAAGAGATTGAAATTTTTGGTTTGCCAACATCGTCACCAGATCTTTCTTGGTTGAATGGAAAACAACGAGTTTATAAAATTATTGAAGATGCTGATGCTAGATCAAGAAGAATTGTTATTGCAAAGGAAGGAAATAGAGTAGGATTTACACAGAGCAACTATGCACCACTATCTGCTTATGTAAGATCATATTCATATTACTTTACTCTTTCCCTTCTCAATTCACCATATAAGTTTCCAATAACAGATTATGTAAGTAGAAGATATCAAGATGCTTGTAATTTAATTCGCAATAATCTTGAATTTATTAAAGATGAAACTTATCAAATTATCGAAGATGAATTTAGTCCCAATTTTACTATAAGTTCTATTGTACCAACAACTGGAACTGGTTTGGATCTAGGAAAAGTAATTGTAAGAATAACAACATCTGTTCCTCATGGGTTCTATGTTTCTGATAATGTCACCATTAAAAAGACAACATTTGCATCTGGTCTTTTAAATGGAAATTATATTGTTACAAATAGAGTAAGCTCTACAGTATTAGAAGTTCAATATACTGGCACAGTTGCAACATTAGGATTAACTTCTGGAACTACTTATAATAATGCAGCAATTGGAACATCTTCTTTTATACAAAGAGGATTTGTAATTCCAAGCGAGACAAAGTGCCGTAGAGACATCGGGCATTTTGTCAATGCCATCATCATGGATCTTGAGTATGGCGGAAACTACCATGTGGTAGAAGCTGCAAAGAGATACAGAAACAATGGTGTTCTTGGATATGTTGGTAACGAACTTGCATACACTGTAAGATCTCTTGAGGTTGCTAGGAGATTGTGCATTTATGCAATGCGTAACTGGAGATTGGAAGATGGTAAATATTCTCAACCAACTTATACTCCAAAATTCTCATCATTAAGTCGTTACTTTGATTTAACTGTAACAGAAGATACTTCTGGTGCAACCACAAATGGATTTACTTGTTCTGATGTAGCAAGTGCTATTACTACATTAGCATATCTTTATACTGATGTTTTATGCAATAAGACAGTAACCAATAGTCCTACCGTAGGAACTATGGAGGATGCTGGTTACCTCATCATGGCAAACGCGGACTTCATTGCTTCAGAAGCATCTGAGTTTGCCTATGCACAGTTCCCAGTCGTTGCAGCGTCGCTTACAGATGACCAGAAGAGAAAGTGTAAGAGAGATATTCGTTATATCCTTTCTGGACTGACAAGAGACCTTATTGGTGGTGGTAACAGTGGAATTGTTACGGCAGCAGAATCATATTTTACAGGAAATACTTTATCTGGCATTCCATCGAATGAACTTGCTGCTACTCGTTCTGCATTTTCAAGAGCAAGAGATCTTTCAATTCAGGCAATTCGTAACTGGAGTAATGGAACTGTTACTACAAGGACCGCAACAACTGCAACATATAACTCAACCAGTGGCGTTCTTACCGTAACATTCCCAACTCCAACCACTCCAGTCACAACTGCACATAAATTAGCATTCAAAGAACGTGCATTAACATTTAGTTGTGCATCTGATGGTGGTGGAAACTTAGCAAGTCCTCAACCAACAGATAGAAACTATGGTAAGAGTTTATCAATTTCCAATGTAACAACTGGTGGTGGAAATCAAACGGTTACTGTTAATGTTGGTGCTGCTGGAACGGCAGCTGGCGTTGCTCATACATTTGTAAGTGCATTGGCAAATGGAGTTATCATTATCTACGATCCAGTAACTCCAACATACGAAACAAACATCACAAGAGTAGAAGATTGGAACATTGCTCTATATGGTTCAAATCCACTTTGCGCTAACGTAGCATCTGCAATTACTACAGAATTTACAACTCTTGATAACATTCTAGGTGGCACTGTTCTTCCTGGAGCAACAACAAAAACATATGGAACTTTATATGATCCAACGGTAACATATCCAACAGGTGTCATGATTGACAATGATGGATATTATATTACACCAAGAGGAAGATGGGATGATCTTCCAATCATTGAAGCTTCTCCATACATTCAAAATGCTTCAGTAATCTCATTTAAAGGTGGAGGTGGATGTGAGGTTGATGGATCTAAAGTCAAACAACCAAACTGTCCTTTCCCTGGATTAGAAGCAGATGGTTCTGCAACTTATCCAAATCAAGGTAAATCAATGGTTGCGGCACAATTTACGATTGTGTCATTTGGTGGAACTGGTTACAAAATTGTAAAAGATGGATATACTCAGTTAGTTTCGGTATTCGTTCTCTTCTGTAAAGATGGAGTATTAGCAGAATCTGGTGGATATGTATCAATTACAAACGCCGCTACAAACTTTGGTATCTATGCTCTACGTGCTGTGGGTTATAGAGAAAATGCTTATTCTTTTGATACTGGAATAATTACAAACGTAAGTGAAACAGTAACTGGAAGAACTATTCTAACAGTAGGAAGTCTTGGTAGAAAACCATTAGAGCACTATGTTCTTAAAATCGATGGTTATACAAATCAAGGCGAATCAATCGAATACTTTATTGAAAAAGTAACATCCGCTTCTGTTGGACCTATTTTCACTGCAACGTTTGAAGTCAATGCTGCTATGTTATTAACGAGAACTTCCGATGGAGCTCTCTTTAATTCTCCACTATCTGGTGCAGAATTTACAGGAAAAACTATAAAACTACATAGACCATCTATTGTTAATTCCTCTGGTCATACTTGGGAATTTGCTGGAGCAGGAACAAATTATAAAGCTCTACCAGAAAATGGCGGTAAGAAGATCGAAGCATATGAGCAGGTATCGGAAAACTATGGTCGTGTTTATACATCTGGTACTGATGAACTTGGTGACTTCAAAGTAGGTTATTTTGCTAAGATTGAGAACAGAACTGGTAACATTACATTTACTGGAACGGTTTCTATCTCAGAAGTTGAATTCCTCAAGCTAAAAGGTGGAGATGTTGTTGTTACTGGATTTACTTCTGATAACACCCTAGGCGGTGCTGCATCATCAAATAGTTTGCTTCCAACCCAAAAAGCAGTTAAAGATTATATCACAACTAACCTAGGAACATATATTAATAAACCATATTCAACCAATGCTGTTCCAAGAGCACTTGTTGAACTAACCGATAGCGGAAAGATTTCAATTGATCAAATCCCTGCCTTAAGACCATTCAGTGTGTATACTGTTGCCGACCAAGCAGAGAGATTAAAACTAGAAGGAGCACTTGCTGGTGACATTGCAATCGAGCAAGACACATCAACATCGTATATTTTAAATAATGATTTAACAAGTCTATTCTTAGGATTTGCTGTCAATCAGGCACTTCAATTTACAATAAACAATCTCTTTGTTGGAACGCCAGGTGGAGGTCAAATTCAAGCAAAAGAGTATAGGCAAGGTGTAGTTTATCAAATCAATATTACAAATGGTGGAAGTGGTTATTCTAGTGCTCCTAGCGTAACGTTTAGTGCTCCACAGCAAGGTGGTGGTGTTACCGCTACTGCAGTAGCGACAGTTGCTAATGGTCAGGTTACTACCATTACTATCACTGAGACTGGAGGATTGAAAGGTGGTAGAGGATATACTTCTGCCCCAACGATTACCATTGCTTCTCCTGGTGGAGCTGGAACAACTGCTACTGCAACATGTTTGATTGAGAGCAGATTGTATGGTAATATAACAAACAATATAAAGATAGTAGATATAGATACAATACAATCTTCCAATGGAACTCCAATAACTGTTGATATCAATCGTGTTGTAAATACTTCAGCATTTACAGCATCAAACTGGGTATCACTCTCCTCAAATCAAGTTGCGGCAGATCAAATTACTTCTGGTGTAATTGCCACAACAAGACTAGCAAGTAATTCTGGTGCTGCTAACTCAACAACCTTCTTAAGAGGTGATCAAACATATGCGCCAGTTATCCAGTCTATCAAAGGTGTTGAAACAAGATATTTTGTAAAGACTTCAAATCAGACAAATTCTGGTGGTCAGCAACTGTTCTTTACAGAAGCACAGGCAGCTACAATCCTAAAAGGTCATTCAATTACTGCGGCGCCAGTTAATGCTGGAATTGCTCCAGGAACAACGGTTACTTCTGTAACATTAAATGCTGGTTTATACACTGTCAATATCAATAATCCAACAACTGCAAATATTCCTGTTGGAACAGTTATTGAATTTGGGAGAGCAGCATCTCCATTAGTTATTGATACTCCTGTCGCTCTTACAAATTACATTGCGAGCGTTATCATTGTTAATAGTGGAACAGGATATACAAATGGAACTTATACCAATGTAACTCTCCAAGGAGGAGATGGTACTGGATGTAAAGCTGATATTGTTGTTTCTGGAAATGAAATCATTTCAGTTACAGTTACCGATGGTGGAACTGGTTATATTTCTGACTTCCTTGTTACTGGATTTTCGACAAGTCTTGGTGCTGGAAACTCGTTAGTTCTTTCCGCAAAAATTAATACAGTTCTTAAGTATTACGGTAATACTACTTTTGATGTCTCAAAGGTTTCAGATTCTGCAACTGATAGTTATTCCACAGTCGGTGCAGCAAGATTTTTAAGATATCAAAACACAACTGATTTGCAGGCAGGATTTAACATCAATGCTGACGGTAATGGTTCTATTAGTCTTAAAACTGGGGCTTTAAGTGGATTGAATGCCGATAAATTGGATGGAGAACATGGTATTTTCTATCTAACTGGTTCAAACTTCGTTGATGGTAGTATCACCCCATCCAAGTTACTTGGTGGTCAAGAATATAGTATTAATATCAGCGGTATTGCAAGATCTGCAAATAGATTGAATTCCACTGATGAAGGATCGAATGATCCACTACCAATTAATTCTTCTGAAGGTGTAGTTGCACAATTAAGAAACAATTCTGCAAACGGATTGAATGATGGTGGTACAAGAAACCTAGTTCTAAATCTCAGAAATGGTATTGATGCTACTTATGGTGGCGCAAGGCAATTAGCACTTACGGATAACAATAATCTTTGGATCCGTGGTTCTGGAACGGCACTAACACAATGGAGCACTTGGTATAAAGTATGGACATCTGGAAATGATGCTTCTGCTGGTCAAGGTTCTGGTCCAGATGCTTTTAGATTGAACAATAAGGTACAAGAATATTATAACACTGCTTATAATATCAATTATGGAACTCTATCAGATAATAGAATTCCATATTATCAAACTGCAAAAGCATTTGACGATAATTTAACTATTCGTTGGCAGAAAACACAAGTTGTATATGAATTTTATATTCCTGGTGTTCTATTAACTGGTGGAAGTGGAACATATCAAATTGGAAATACTCTGAAGTTATTCCAATCAAACGGTGTTGAAAATGGTCAAGTTGTTGTTCTTGCAGTAACAAATAATTCAGCAACTGCAACAGATACAAGTCTTCGTTGGTCAATAATCAGAGGAAGATTAACGAGTGGTAGCATTAATGTTGGTGGAAATCCTTCCATCAAGATTGGATTGGATATTTCAAATAGCTCTGTATTTACTGATTATACTGGTAATACTGAGAATACAATTGAAGTTGCTAAATTGCAATCTACATCTGGAACTGCTCTCCTAAAATTAGGCAGAACAGACGGTGTTGCTTCAAACCCAGCTATTCATTTTAACAGTAGTGCAACTACAGCAACAAACTACCACGTTGCAATGATTGCTTCTGGTGGAACTGCAACTGATGGTAGTGGAAGTCTTAATATTATTGCTGGAACAAATAATGCTGTAACTATTAACAACAATGCTATTTGGAACGCTGGCAATATATCATTTAATACTGGTTTTACTGGAGCTAATTATAACACTGGAGCAAATAGCACTGGTGTTATTAGAGATGCTAGCGGCAATGCTGCTTTCAACGGAATTACATTAGGAGCATCTGGAACTGGTGTTCTAACTGGATCTGCTTCTCTCAACGTATTGAAGGCAGGCGATACGATGACAGGTCAGTTAAAGATTGCCTTCAATAGTGGTCTAGGTATTAGTGAAACTGGTGGAACTGGAGCAAGACTGACGATTACTTCATCTGCTTCTGGTTCTATTCTAAATGTTGTTGATAACTCAGCACTAATCTTCCAAACCGACAGTGGCGTAGAGCAAGGTAGATTTAGGAATAATGCTGCTGGTGGTGGATTGCTACTAACTACAAATCAAGCTGGTGGTGTTCCACTAACTCTCAATAGACAATGGGATGGTGGTAGATTACAATTCATTTACAATAGTGATGCCACCACCAGAGGTGAAATTGGCATGACCTATGCTGGTGCCAATGGCAACATGTATTTGTGGATGGGAAGCAACCTAAACTCGACTGGAAGCGGTCACACAAATGCTACGCAAGGCAATTCGGCGTATTCTTCTTGGGTAACATATCACCATTCAAACTCTGATTACTATCAAGTTGGCAGAATTGCTAGTGGAACTTATACATCTGCTTTACATATCAATGGTAGCAGACAAGTTGGTATTAACACCACAACCAATACAACTTATAACCTACAAGTTAATGGTTCCTTCGCTGCTACTACCAAGTCATTCCGCATTTCTCACCCAACCAAAGAGAACCATGACCTTGTTTATGGTTCGTTGGAAGGACCAGAGCATGGCGTATATGTTCGTGGCAAGTCATCTGACGTTATTGAGTTACCTGATTACTGGGTTGCTCTTGTCGATGAAAACACCATCACCGTTCAACTCACTCCAATCGGCAATCATATGTCATGGGTAGAGAAGATTGAAGATAATAAGATCCTTATTGGTGGTGGCGAGGCATTCTACTTCGTTCAGGCAATGCGTAAGGATATCGAGAAGTTAGAGGTTGAAGTTGAGTTGCCTGTTGAGGAGGAGCAAGAGTGATGTTACTGACTTATAAATACTCAATAAAAGGCGTATAACAAATGGCGAATTCTGATAAGGACATCCTTATAACGCCTAATATTGGTCAGGCGGCACTACCAGAAATTAAATTTGTTGGAACTGGAAACAGTCCTCGTTATATACGAGTAAATAATGATAATAGCCTTGCGTTCCTGAACAACTCTGGAACGGAAAGATTTTCTATTAATGAAGATTTAGTAAGAACCAGTTTATCTGCCAGTGGTAACTATAGAGTTAGAAACAGTTCTGGAACAACATTATTTAATGTAACTAATAGTACAAATGCTATTGAAATAGGTGGTGCTGGAACTGGTATCGCAATGGTTGGTGGAACAACTACAGCAACCTCTCCAAAACTAGCAATTGTCCAAGCAAGTGCTGGTTCAAGATATTCTCTACAAATTCAAACCACTGGCGGTATTGCTGATGGACAGTATGATGGTATTGGATTTGTTCAAGGTGCTGCTGGTGCAACACCTTTGGGTGGTATTCGTTGTGAATTTAGAAACAGTGGTAGTCCAGATTTTGGATGGTATACAAGGAGTGGCGGAAGCACTGAGAGTATAAAATTAAAATTATGGAACAGTGGTAACTTATCAATTGGAACTGCAGATCAAACAGAATATACTAGATTAAGTGTTCTAGGAGGTTCTGGTATTACAATTAGACCAGATACTTCATCTGCAAATAATCGTCATATCTATTTTAGACAAGCAGCTAATAATAATGGATTTGTCATAAATCAAGATGATGCTTCTGTTGGTATGCTCTTCTTCAGAGCAATCAATAATGGATCAGAAACAAATCCTCTATTAACATTAGATAGACCAAATCAGAGAGTTGGTGTTGGAAATTTTAGCACAAGTTCTAGACCAGGATTTACACTAGATGTAAATGGAGATATTAATACTACTGGTCAATTTAGAAGAAATGGAGTAATTTTTAATCCACTTCCCGCGCAAAGTGCATCAACAATTGGTGCTGCATTAAGATCAGATGGAACTAATGCATTCTGGGATATTGGCGGTGGTGGAAGCGGCGGAGGAACATCTGCTCTTCCATACGCCGCAGAAGACAGATATAGAGTTGGTTTCCAAATCACTCGCGGTTATGCAATGGCGGGATATAAAGATAGTACATCATATAAAAATGTTTGTTCTATCAATCATGCCAATAATACTTTAACAAATCATGGAGATCTTTTAACAAATGGTCAAGGTTATTGTGCTGGAGCACAAAATCTTTCCATGTTTGCATATGTTATGATCGCCGTAAATGGTGTTGGTGGAACTGGATCAACATGTTCTAAAATTAATATGAACACCAATGCAAATGCTGGTACTACCTCCATTAATAATAATAGATCTGCAACAAGTATAATGAGAAGAGATTTCAGATATGCATATGTATATGGAGGTGGAGATTCTAGACCAGATAGATTTAATTTAAGTAATGATACTTCAGCGTTAGCTCCAAATGGCAATCCATCTGGAGATGAAAACAATCCAGCTGGAGGATATGGTGCTACTTATGGATGGTCTAAGAAGAATGGTGGGTATGCATATTCTTGGGCAAATGAGACATATGCTGCTTGGCCAAATAATCCTGGAACTGATGGATCCAATAAAACTATGAACGCTAGACATGGTTATAATTATTGGAATACAGGAGGAGGATATAGGACATCAGCAAATTTCTCCAAGAGAAGTTCATTTACTGGATCTGAAGCTACTCAAGTTGGTAAGTTTGAATGTGGAGAAGAAACATTCCACACTGGTATGAATAGAGGTTATATGTGTGGTATGTATGATGGAGCACAGAAAAACACTGGAGCAGTTTTAAATTATGCTGCTGAAACATTTACAGCAGATGCAAATATAAACAGAGTAGGACCACCTGGATCGGCATCTGGAGCTGGTGCTGAATTTGGCACGGTTCTAGCAGGTTACGACGGAGTATAAAAATGAGAAAGTATTATCTAACAAATTCAAAAGAAGTAGCAAAATTATTTTCGTTTAAACCTCACGGCGAAATTTTAAATTGGCAGTTTTTCTCGGTAAATCAAATCGATAGTGAAAGAGTGAAAGAATTAGCTCCTCGTCATATTGAAGTAGAGAAAGACATTGCTGTCTGGGGAATGAGATCTTGGGGAGAAACCAGAGATGAAGTAACTGTATATAATACAGACATTGAAATTGTAAGTGAATTTGAGGGATTTGAAATCATTGCCACTGATCCAGAAAATTCACAAGGAAAAGTAAAAATTCCATTCACAGATAAAAGAAAAGATCTAGTAATATCGGCAATGAAATTAGTTGCCAAGGTTATGATTGAAGAAGAGTATGATAATAAATATAGAAGATATCTTTCAAAAACTTCATTTTTAGAGAGAGAATGCTGGAAGTATCAACTCGAAGATGTATCGTTTAGAGATACCCTCGCAGAGTTAAAAGGAAAAGAAAAAGAAGAATTTGAAAATGTTGTAATTGCAAATAGTATTAGTTATGAAGACTATGTAAAAGGTTTATACATAGAGTGTCAGGCATTAAAGCAAGAATTTTACAATTGCGAAAATATTTCGGAATTGAGTATTCTATTTGAAGATAAATTTAATCTTCCAATGCAATCACATCTTGCTATCAAACTTGGTAGAGAGATTGTTAATGCCGATGAACCAAATACAAGAACAAATGTTGGAATTGGTTTGAATTTTTAAGTTTATTTTAAATTGCCATGTCAGATGAAAAAAAATTGGATGTAGAAACTATAAAAAATATTGCTCGTAGATGGGCGTCAGGAATGTCTGATGAGCAATGTGATATGTATGTTATTCATTCTCAAGTTACAAAAGATAGACAAGTAAAACAGTGTCTATTGGAAATCGAAAATAGATGCCACAATCTAGCAAAACTAGATATTGAAAAGAGAAGACATGATATAAACTATAAAAAACTTCAAGAAAAATTGGGCACAGAAAAAGATCCATATGAAAAAGATCTTCTTCAACTTGAATTGGATAGCATGGATTTAGATTATGATGTTTTTAATAGAAGAAAAATTACTCAAGAAAAAGAAATTCAATCATTTTTTAAATGGTTAATTGAACAAGGATTTACAGCAGAAGAATTGGAGAAAAGATTGGAATATGATCCAGAAGAAGAAAGAAAATACTGGATTGCCAGAATGGGCAAACAAGCAGCTATGGATGTTGTATTCCAAGGAAGGATTGGAACTGGCAATCTAGACTCTATTGCTATGATGAAGGAGCAGGATCAGCAGGCAATTTTAGAAATTGCAATGCAGTATTCTGCATTATATAACGTTAGCGTCAATAAAATTCAACAGAAACTTGTTCCATATATTCAAGCATTAGAAGAAAGTTCTACAGGAGCATTACCAACTTTTCATGGAATTGATGAAAACTTAGAAATAGGTTTGTTGAGTGAATTAAAAACTATTAAAGGTGAATTGAATGGAACCAAATCTTCATCCCCAAGTCTTCAGCTTACCTATAAACCCCAAGCTTCCTGAAGATTTTGTAGATAATATCTTTATTCCATTTTTACAAAAGCATAAAGATTACATTTTTGATTTATATTTTACTTGCAGAATGCCTCCATTTGAGCAGGATGCTATGGGTGATATTTTCAACAATCCAAAAGATACCACTTTCAGTGCTTTATACATTTCAAATAAAACTGGAATACCACTATCTGCAACATTTAATAATATTTTTGTGAGACCAGATCAAGAAAATTTAGATCTATTCATAAAGAATTTTAGATATGTTTATGAGAGAGGTGTAAGAATTGCTACAATTCCACACACTTCATGGTTACTTACTGGACAAATACAAAAAGAGTTTCCAAATCTCTTCATAAAGAATACAATTCTGAGAGAAGTTACTAGACCCAACGAAATTGTTTCTTTAGCAAAAGCAGGATTTCATTATATCAATCTTGATAGAGATTTAATGCGCGATAGAGATCAATTACTTGCTATTAAAGAAGCAAAAGATTATTGCTCTTCTATTGGCAAACCAGTTAAATTGTCTTTATTAGCAAATGAAAATTGTTGGGGTGGATGTCCCATCATGCCAGAGCATTATCATTATAACAATACAAGAAAATTAAACAATCCAGAATATTTTGGAGATGCTATAAGTAGAATTTCATGTTCCTCTTGGGATATATTGGATTCTTCATCCTCGTTAAAAGCAGCGATATTACCACCATGGAAAGAAGATTGGATTGAATTTTTTAATTTGGGAATTGATGTATTTAAAATGCATGGCAGAGAGACTGCTACCAGATTAAAAGAAAGTATGGACATCATTGAAAACTGGGCAAATAATAACGAATATTTGTTTCCAAATTTTGATGAATTTATTCATGATATACACATAGATGATAAACCTATTGATATTTGGAGAGAAAAAATTAAAACATGTAAATTTGATTGTTGGAAATGCAACTATTGTGAATCTGTAATCAAATCACGAGTTAGAAAATATGAAAAAGATCACCATCCTTATGTTTATCATGTTTTAAAATCTTTCGAAAAATCTGGTAGAAATGAATCTAGTTTTAATCCAGAAAAATATGACATTGAAGGATTAACTTCTGATCGAGTAAGACATTTTTTAAATAATCTTTGTTCAATGGATGGAGCAAAATATTTGGAAATAGGATCTTATGCTGGAAGTACATTTTTTGCTGCTACCATGAATAACAATGTTCAAGCTTATGCAGTCGATAATTATGTTTGCAATGTTTCTCCTGCTAGATTGGATGTTAAATGGAATGGATATTCAAAACCCAAAAGAGACTTTTTAAAAAATAGATCAAAATATGAAATAGGAAAATTAATTGATAAGCATGTAAATGCCATCAACCTAATGGATTTGGATAATACAAAAGTCAATATCATTTTTTATGATGCTAGTCATGAATATAAAGATCAAAAAAAGGCATTATCTACTCTCCTTCCATTAGCAGAAGATACCTTTATTTTGGTTATTGATGACATTAATTTCAAAGATGTGTTAGAATCTGCAAAAGAATTTATATCCGATAATAATTTGACTTCATTATATGAAAAACAATTATTCACCACGGTCTTTGAAGATTCTAATAGTTGGTGGAATGGATTATTTGTAGCAGTTTTACGAAAATGAAATTATATGATTTATTTCCAAATCCAATATTTGGAATTGATTATCCAGAGCACGATAAATTAAAAAAAATTATTCTTCAAATTATGGAAGAGTGCAAAGATGATTTTGAATTTAATGGTCAATCATCTAATTTATCACACTTAAAAAATAAATTGAACGAATCAATTTTGCATGAAGAGCAATTAAAAGAATTTAAAGACTGGGTTGAAGAAACATGCTCTGATTATGTTACAGATTGCTTGGGTTATAATCTCCAAGAAAAAATGATGGTTACAGATAGTTGGTTAAATAAATGCGACAAAGGAGGATCACAACATCCTCATTATCATTCAAACTCATATGTTTCTGGAACATATTATGTAAATTTTCAAGATGGTCATGCTCCTTTAATGTTTAACAAAAGATCTGCATTATTATTTCCAAATCATGCATCGATAGTTTTACCAGAGAATGATAATTTTATAACCAAGTACAATACAGATTCTGCTGTATATCCAGAGGAAGGTGAGTTATACCTTTGGCAATCTCAAATGACGCATAGTGTTCCAGAAAATGGACTTGATAATCGAATTAGTTTGTCTATGAATTTTATGCCAACTGTTGTAAGCAATACAAGATATGGATTTAGAGTAGAGTATTTATCATGATAGATTTTAATGATATATTGAAACTTTTTCCCCAGGATGTGTGGGATATTGGATTGTTGAAGGGCGTTGAGTATAAAAAAGTATTGAATTCTCCAGTAAAGGCAGCATGTCATTTTAAAGGTGAAATGCTGACCAACAGATTGCAGGCTCCATATCAGTCAAGTAATACTCTGGTATTTGCTAGAATGTCTGAACATGCTGCTGACTATTCTTTATATGAAGAAGCAACAAATTACTTATCCGAATACATAAAAGAAAATAAATGTGTTCAGGTATATTTAAATTTTAAAGAGGCGGCTATACAATCTGGATTGGGAGTGAGAGCAAAAAATTCATTGATATATAATAAAAAATTTGGATTTCAATGTAAGATATGTGCCTTTACATTTTTAGAAGATCTGATTAATGCCCCAGAACCACATATAAACAATGGACAGTTAGATCTTTGTGATGGATGTAATGATTGCATAAAAAATTGTCCAGCTAATGCAATCCATGAAGATTTTATTGATGGCAATGCATGTGACACTTTTGTTGGTGTTGGTAATAGTTCCGAACAGTTATCAATTAAATGGTTCTGGTATGAATTGGTAAAACCAGATATATCAAGAGAAGTTGTAGAATCTTGGAATACACTAGAAGATTTTCAAAATATTGTATGGACAAATGGATATGAAATGACACCAAATGGTTTGATGAAAGATGGTGAAGTAATTCCAATGCCTCTTTGTAGAGTGTGTCAGCAACAACCAAAATGTAGTAAAGTTCCTATAATGTTATGATTTTAAATGTCGGACCATGGGAAATTAATCCATGTTTTTCCATGCCAGTATCATCTAAAAACATAGATCCAAGCATTAGTTTTCTTCTTAAAACTATGTGCAAACGTGTTGAATGGATTGAAGATAATACATATACTGGAGTAAATGGATTTTATTCTAAAGATAGAAATGTTTTAGATTGTGATCAAGAAATTAAAAATGGATTTGTTTCTATATGCAAGGATTATATTGTTAATGCTCTTTGTTATGATACAGAGATACAGATAACAACTTCTTGGTTTACAAAAACTATAAAGGGAGGACATTGTGTTGATCACACACACTGCAATTCTTGGTTTAGTGCAGTTGTCTATTTTGGTGAATATGATGAAAATTCTTCGCCACTAGTATTTTCCACAAATCCTCCACAAATAATGGTTGGATCAAAAAATTCAAATTTCTTAAACTCTTATAATTTGACAATAGAACCAATAAAGAATAAAATAATTATATTTCCTAGTAATCTGCGGCATAAAGTTATGCCGCACAAATCAGATATTCCAAGATATTCACTGTCTTTTAATATCATGCCACTAGGATTAGTTGGAGAAGGAGATTCTTCTTATCAATATAAATAACATTACACACTATCATTTGTGATAACCATGGATACCGCAACACTTAAAAAGAATTTTGAAGAGCAGCTTGCTACTGCAGACAAGCAGATTGCTGAACTAGAAACAAATCTTGTTAAAGCAAGAGAATACAAACTCAAGCTTGAAGGTGGTCTAGAAACACTAGGACTTCTGGAACAAGAAGAAGCACCTGCCGAAGAAGCAGCAGAATAATCCCAGATCCCTTCTTACTAAATATGTAAGAAGGGATTTTTTGTGTCTAATGGCATCTCCAAATAGTAGAGCCTCTCTTATCACATATTGTAAAAGACAACTGGGCGAACCAGTTCTTCAAATCAATATTGATGACGAGCAGGTAAGCAACGTTATTGATGATACTATTCAGTTCTTCCAAGAGAACTGCTATAACGGTATGGAGCGTTGCTATCTACGCCATGAAATGAATGCTGCCGATAAAGCAAGATTAGAAGGAAAAGTTACAACCACGAATGGAACTACAAACTGGGAAGAAGCAACAAATTATATTCCAATTCCAGATCATGTCGTGGGTGTTAGCAGAGTGTTTGGAGTGGTTGGAAACAGCATTCGCAGTAATCTATTTGGTATCGAATATCAGATCTTCCTCAATGATCTCTACGCTTTCGGATCACTTGATATTCTCAACTACTTTATGACAAAGCAGTATCTAGAAACTCTGGATATGGTTTTGAATAATGGATCATTCCAGCAGTTCAGATACACGATGCGTCGTGATCGTCTGTATCTAGATATTGACAAGGACTTCCTACAAGAAGGTCAGTGGCTATTGATTGAGGCACACCGTCTCGTCAATCCAAATGATGCCACTGAAATGTATAATGATATGTTTGTAAAGCGTTATGCTACTGCTCTCATGAAGAAGCAGTGGGGACAAAACCTTATCAAGTATAACAATGTTCAACTGCCTGGCGGTATCTCACTGAATGGCAGACAGTTATATGAAGATGCGCTTGGTGAAATTGAAAAGATAGAAAGTGAAGTCCTCAGTAAGTATGCAGAACCACCTATGGATATGATCGGATAAGATGCCTACCAGTCCTTATTTTCCTACCTACTACCAAGGTCATCCTGGGGAGCAAAACCTCGCTCAGGATCTTGCTGACGAACAGATCAAACTGTTTGGAACAGATATCTATTATCTACCAAGAACCATTCTAAAAGATAATACATTAGATGATATCATCTATTCAAAGTATCAAGAGCAATTCCAAATTGAAATGCTTCTACAGAACGTTGAAGGTTTTGGTGAGCAGTCAGAATTCATCAGTAAGTTTGGTGTCAAGATTACTGACGAAGTGAAGTTTATTGTTTCGTCTAGAAGATGGGATCAAGCAGAGGCACAGTATAATCCAACGCTTACTGTTCCTGGAAGACCAAACGATGGAGATCTATTATACTTTCCTCTCACTACAGATATCTACGAAATCAAATTTGTAGAAAGAGAGACACCATTCTACCAGTTTGGTAAAATTCAATTCTTTATTCTAACTGCTGAAATCTATGATGTTGGCAACGACAATCTTGAAACTGGAGTTCCAGCAATTGATGAGATTGAACAACTCTTCTCTAGTGCGTTCAAGCTTGTCATGGATCCTGGTGGTATTGGCAACTTTACAGTTGGAGAAGAGATCGTTGGAGATGAGTTCCTAGCAAAAGCAACATCAGCAATTACTGGTGGTGCTATAAGTGGAACAACAATCAGCGATGGTGGGGCATTCTACAATCCAGCAATTCCTCCAACTGTTACATTCTCGGCACCTCCAACAGGTGGCACTCAAGCTACTGGAACTGCTACGGTATCTTCAAACGGTATCGTGACTGGTATTTTCATTACCAATCCTGGAAGTGGTTACACATCTGCCCCTACAGTAACGATTGACTACTCACCAAAAGATAACAGAGCAGAAGTCAAGTCTTGGAACCAAGCAACTCGCACTCTAGAAGTTATCAACAGAACTGGCACATTCACAACTGCTGAGACAATTACTGGTCTTACATCTGGCGCCAAGTGGAGCCCATTCACTTTTGACACTCTAAATAATACCAACAGCGCCTACGATCAAAATAGAGAGATTGAGGATACCGCTGACGATATTGTGGATTGGACTGAAAGAAACCCATTTGGTGAGTTTGGAAATTATACAGGTAGCGTCTGATGTTAGGATCACATTTTTATAACGAAATTACTCGTAAGAATATTATTGCTTTCGGCACACTCTTCAACAATATCACGTTGAGAAAAAAAGATCCGAATACTGGTGCTGTATTGGAAGAGGAGAAGGTCCAATTAGCATACGGTCCCAAGCAAAAGTTTCTTGCTCGCCTAGAACAAAACCCAGATGTGGGTAGAAAGGTTGGCATTACTTTGCCACGTATTTACTTTGAGATGACTGGAATTGATTACGATGCTACCCGTAAGACATCACCAATTCAAAAATACAAAACGATCATTGCTGATAATGGTAATGAAGTCAGAGTTCAGTATGTTCCTGTTCCTTATAATATGAGTTTTGAATTGGGGATCATATCAAAATCACAAGACGATGCTCTACAGATTATTGAGCAGATCCTACCATACTTTCAACCATCATTCTCAATCACTCTGAATATGATCCCAGAGATGGATGAGAAAAAAGACGTTGCGATTGTTCTCAACGATATCAACTACGAAGATGAATGGGAAGATGACTATATGCAGCGTAGATACGTTGTCTATACTCTAAGATTTACTGCTAAGACATACTTCTACGGTCCTTACAGTCAGTCTGATATCATCAAGAAAGCAATTGTTTATGAAACAGTTGGTGATGCTGCTGTCAATAGGAGAACGATCAAGAGAACATATACTCCCGTTGCTGTTCAAGATCAAGATGGTGATGGTGATGTAGATACTCAGGATACAGTCATCCTAACAGCAGATGATAATTTTGGTTTCAACGAAGGTATAGAATTCTATTGATATGAGCTTAGAGGAAAATATGGAAGAACTACTGAATATTGAGGCGGAGGTTGTTGATGAACCAAAGCCCGTGAAAGTTTCTGGTGAGAAGGAAGACAAGATAGAAGACTACGAATATACCAGGGCAGAGTTATACACCCTCATCAGCAAGGGTCAGGAGGCGGTGCAAGGCGCCTTAGAGGTTGCCCAGGAGAGCGGACACCCTAGAGCATACGAAGTCGCTGTGAATGCCATGAAGCAGGTAGCAGACATGACTGACAAACTTGTAGATCTTCAGAAGAAGATGAAGGATCTAGATGCCGAGAATAAAAAAGTCACAAACGTTACAAACAACGCCATGTTTGTTGGTAGCACAACTGAGCTTCAGAAGATGCTGAAGCAGATGGGAGGAGGCAAACGATAAATATTTTATTGTCTCTCAGTTCAACAAATGGCAAAGTCAGCTAACAAAGGCAAGAAAGGATCTAACGGATCCAAGCAAAACCAAGGTAATGCCACTGCCAAGAAAGCAAAGAATGGGGGCAAGAAAAAATGACTTTGATAGCATTTGCGATCATAGGAATAGTTGAGGTTGGACCCAACGTTTGCCAGATTGATTATATGAGATACGTGGATGTTGCGAGTGTAAAACTTCCTTGCGACATCGTGAAACTAAATACTATTGATATGAAGTCGGAAAATGCCAGTTCCAGCAACCAACTTAAATTACGTTAGAAATGACATAAATTGTGATCCATTAGTGACACAACCTGCTTCGGTAACGGTTGATGTATTCAACGGAACAGAAGGTTGGACGGCATTTCAATACAAGGACTTCAATGGTGATTATGTCCCAAGAAATTCTAACAATACTATAAGAACTCCTGGGACATTTCAAGCAAGGAACTACGACAACACAACTAGAACTCCTGCTAATTATCAACGTCATGATACTAGCAACAATCCGATATTAGCATAATGGCACAGTATAACAGAAATACCCGAGAGTTCTTAAATCAAGAAAGAACGTTATTCGAAGTCATGATGCTTTCGGATAACTGGGGAACTCGTGCCGATTTTCGCCCAGACTTCACGAGTAAGAATAGATTAAAGACATCTCCATACGAAACATCATTCTTCAATACATTTCAGTTTGGTAAGGAAACTGATGTATGGGATGAGACCACAGCAAATGGTGGAACAGCAACGCATGATCCAAACCGTTCTGGTGTTGTAATGGCAGTAACTAGCACTACTGGTTCTGAGGTGATCCGCCAGACGAAACATGTGATGAGGTATATTCCTGGCAGAACATCCACAGTAAGCTTTGCTATTCGCTTACAAACACCAGTAGCAGGTGTTCGTAGAAGATTTGGTTTGTTTGATGAGAACAACGGCGTCTTCTTTGAGGATGGTGGAGATGGAAATTACTATTGTGTATTGAGAAGTAAGACGACTGGTTCCGTAGTTGAAACCAGAGTTGCCAGAGCAGATTGGAATGGAGACAAGTTAGATGGAAATGGCAGAAGTAAAATTACTGCTGATCCAAATGCCCAGCATATGATCAATATTGAATATGAGTGGTATGGTGCTGGTCAAGTGAAATTCTCTTACATTATTGGCGGCGAAACTCACACTATTCATACATTCAATACTGGAAATGTATTGAGCACAGTTTGGTCAGCAACACCATTCTTACCCATTCGTTTGGAACTAAAGAATGTAACTGGTGCTGCTGGAACTCATTATCTTTATCAAGGTTCTAACTCAATCATTAGTGAGGGTGTGCCAGAGAAGTTGGGAACAGGTCAGAATATTCTGACGCCATTAGCAGGTAGAACGATGACGCTTGCTAATACTTTTTATCCAATAGTTAGCATTCGTTTGAAAAGCACAGCACTTCAAGGTATTGCTCTCCCAACAGCATTCCAAGCAGGAACAACAGATAACACCAACATCTTTTATAAATTAATTTTGAACCCAGCTTTAACTGGTGCTTCCTGGGTTGATATGGCAGATCCAAATTCATTCACTCAATATGATATGTCTGCTACTGCTCTGACTGGAGGAACTGATTTAGATGCTGGATTTATTGTTTCTGGTGCGAGTTCAACCATCCAAATTAACTCCAAAACAGCAAACCAAATAGGTAGAAGTTCCATGGGGACTGTTTCAGATATACTCACTCTTGCTATTGCTTGCGTCAACGCAAACAAAAGTGCTATCGCTTCGATGACCTGGATAGAACAACGATGAAAAACTACAAAGAAATCAAACACCTTGCTGAAGAAGCAAAGAAGAAAGAGAAAGAAGAGAAAAAGTTTTGTAGGCTCTGTCAGAAACCAGAGACCAGAGATGAATGTTCCTATGGCGAGAAAGCATGGGATCGTTTCGCTGTTCCCATCAAGTCAGTCAAGAAAGAAGAACTAGAATTAGACGAAGCTGCTTGGACACGAAAGGAGGGTCAAAACAAGAATGGTGGTCTCAACGAGAAAGGTAGAAAATCCTACGAAAGAGCTAATCCTGGAAGCGACCTTAAGGCACCTTCAAAGAAAGTTGGAAATCCCCGCAGGGCGTCATTTTGTGCCAGAATGAAGGGCATGAAATCAAAGCTCACTAGTAAGAAAACTGCCAGAGATCCAGACAGTAGGATCAACAAATCGCTTCGTGCGTGGAATTGCTGACATAAAACTGCCAAAAAATTTACTATCGTTATAATTAGTTTTGAGGTTTCCATTATGATAATGAGACTGAAAGAAGAAGACATCACACGACTTATTCTTGCCTGCGAACTCTATAAGAATTCTACTGGATCAGAGTATATCTGGGACCAGTATAACGAACTTATAAAGACACTCAAAACTTACCTTGAACAATACTCGACAGATGATGACTAATACACTTATCAGTGCTATGCTAATTTTTTCTAGCATAGCACTTTTCATTTATTGGGGGCTCACACATGCTTACCCTAGTTGAGCATTTAGCAGCAAGTCAAATTTGGTTAGGACTTTGTGGATTTGGTGTAATTGTCCTACCGATCATGGGCATACAATACATCCACAGCAAGCACAAAAATGATACATGACTTTCCCTGGGGAGTATTCATAATTCTCAGTTGTGGTCTTTCTTTTACTTTGTATATCATCTACTACATATTACGGATGGCAAACGAGGAAATGAAAGACCATGACAGACACTAAAGATCCATATATTTACCGCATTCGTTCAGTACATAAAGTAGTAGATGGTGACACCATTGATGCTGATATTGACTTAGGTTTTGATATCAGCCTCACTAAAAGAATTCGCCTTGCTGGTATTGATACCCCCGAAAGTCGCACGGCAGATCCATACGAAAAGAAACTCGGACTTCAAGCAAAAGATTGGTTGAAGCACAGACTAGAATTTGCCAAAGATATTATCATCAAGACTGAACTTCCAGACAGCACAGAGAAGTATGGTCGCATCATCGGACATCTGTATATCAACGGGGAAGAAACATCGCTGAATAACCAGATGATCGCTGAAGGATATGCGTGGAACTATGATGGTGGAACCAAAGCTAAGGATTTTAACATTCTAAAGGAAATCAGAATTGCTAAAGGAACCTGGACAGAAGCATAATTTATAAGCATGTAAAGACATACTTATCAAATCGTAACATAATGTAACACTTTTTTCTGCTACATAGCTTATAATAAATGTAGCAGAGAGTTACATATGTACGGGACTTATTTTATCGTTGTGTTTTTTGCGATCCTAGTAGCATATGCTGGGGTTGAGGAAACTATGAAACTCTTTGCTTATGCTGATCTTCAACTACGCTATGCGTTTGTAAGAGTTCAGATGAGATGGATGGGTTGGAAACTCAAGAGGCAACTTGTGAGAGATACAACCGATTTCAAAAAGTTCCTCGCAAATTACGAAAATGAACACGAAGACCTGCCCTAAGTGTGGTGCTAATTGGATCAACGAACAGCACTACTGGACGGGAACAAACAAGCCAGGTAATGAACTTGACCTGGCGGGGTTAGTATGTAACAAGTTGGGAGATGATACTTGTATCAATCCTTGCCGTGGCAAAGAAGGTGGTGTTACATGGGAGAAGAGATTGAAAGAGTTGGAAGAAGACCACCCCTAAATACCAGTAGTGACTAGGTTTTATTGTGGCAGCTGGTACTGATGTATATTTGGGTAATCCTAATCTAAAGAAAGCAGGAACCCAAATATCATTTACAAAAAAGCAAATCAACGAATGGATCAAGTGTAAAAATGATCCAGTCTATTTTGCTGAAAATTATATTAAGATTATCTCACTAGACGAAGGATTGGTGCCTTTTGAGATGTATGATTTCCAAAAGAAGATTTTACAGGACTTCCATGAAAACCGATTCAACATCGCAAAACTCCCAAGACAAACTGGAAAATCCACTACGGTTGTTGCTTATCTGCTTTATTACGCAATATTCTTTGATAGCGTTAATATTGGCATTCTGGCTAACAAAGCTTCCACATCCAGGGAACTCCTAAGCAGACTTCAACTTGCTTATGAGAACCTTCCCAGGTGGATGCAGCATGGTGTAGTTGTTTGGAACAAAGGTAATGTCGAACTTGAAAACGGATCAAAAATTCTGGCATCTTCTACATCTGCGTCTGCTGTCCGAGGCATGTCGTTTAATATCTTGTTCCTCGACGAATTCGCTTTCGTTCCAAACCATGTTGCGGAGCAATTCTTTGCCTCTGTTTATCCTACTATTACTTCTGGTAAGAGCACAAAAGTCATAATCATTTCAACGCCGAATGGCATGAACCACTTCTACAAGATGTGGATTGATGCTAAGAACGGAAAGAATGGTTATGTGATGAATGAGGTTCATTGGTCTCAAGTTCCTGGCAGAGACGCTAAGTGGAAAGAAGAGACACTCAAAAATACATCTGCCAGACAGTTCGCACAAGAGTTTGAATGCGACTTTCTTGGTTCTGCTGATACATTGATCAGTCCAGCCAAGCTTCAAAACATACCATTTTCTGACCCAATTACATCCAATGCAGGACTTGATATACACGAAAGAGTACAAAAAGATCACGAATACATTATTACTGTTGATGTTGCCAGAGGAATTGGTGGCGACTATAGTGCTTTCATCGTGTTTGATATCACCACACTGCCGTATAAGGTCGTGGCAAAGTACAGAAATAATGAAATTAAACCTGTATTGTTTCCCTCGGTCATCCTACAAGTAGCCAAGGAATATAATTTACCATACATCCTAGTAGAAGTAAATGATATTGGTGACAGCATTGCTGCTACATTGAACTATGATTTGGAGTATCCTAATGTTCTGATGTGTGCCATGAGAGGTAGGGCAGGGCAAATTGTCGGCACTGGTTTCTCTGGCATGAAAACTCAACTTGGTGTAAAGATGAGTGTGACGGTTAAGAAATTGGGTTGCGCTAATCTCAAAGCAATCATCGAAGAAGATAAATTGATGTTTGGTGATTTTGAGATCCTACAGGAGCTCACTACATTCATCCAGAAGAAGATGGCATGGGAAGCAGATGAAGGATATCACGATGACCTTGTAATGTGTCTGGTTCTTTTTGCGTGGTTAGTCATGCAGGAATACTTCAAAGAAATGACAGATCAAGATGTTCGTCGTCGTATCTATGAAGAACAAAGAAATCAGATTGAGCAAGACATGGCGCCATTCGGATTTGTTGATGATGGTCTTGGTGATGATAGTTTTGTAGATGCTGATGGATCTCTGTGGGAGTATGGAAATACTCAAGAAGAAGTAAGTTACATGTGGAACTATTAATGGACTTAGAAGATCAGTTTTCTCTAGAGCATCTCATTTTCAAGGAGAGAAAATGTAGAACTTGTAACAAAGAAAAAGATCTCCTTACAGATTTTTATTTGATCAGAAAAAATAAAAGACCATTTCCATCAGCATATTCATACGAATGTAAAGCATGTACAGTCAAAAGAATTATTGAAGCAAGGAAGAAAGATCCTGGCACATGGTTATATCCTGACTGGTAGAGTGTTCATGCGTTGTTTCCCCCTCTGAACATTACTAATTTCTAAATAGATTTAGATAAATTTGATATCTAAGAGGTAAACAAATGGCAAGTCAAGTCTCGCCTGGTGTTGTTATTAAGGAACGTGATTTATCCAATGCTGTAGTAACTGGAGCACTCGCTATTCGTGCTGCTTTTGCCACTACATTTCGCACTGGACCAGTAGGCAAAGTAATCAATGTCAATTCAGAAAGAGAACTAATTGACACCTTCGGAACACCAGCTGAGGCAAATGCTTCCGATTGGTTAGTAGGAGCAGAATTCCTCCGCTACGGTGGACAACTAGCAGTTCTTCGCGCAGCAACAACTGTAAAGAACGCAACCAAGAGTGGCACTGGAGTTCTAATCTCAACAAAAGAAGCATTTGATGCTGGTGTTACAACAGAAAAATTTGCTGCTCGTTACGCAGGAACAGAGGGTAACTACTATCGTGTAGTTATTCTTGATCGTGGTGCTGATTATAAAGTAACCAAAACTGCTCATGGACTGACAGTTGGTGGAACTTTTACAGCAGCAAACACCACAACTCATGAAGTATACAAGGTAATTGATGCTGATAATTTCCTAATCGTTAAAGGTTCTGGAGTTCCAAACAGTGGTGGTGGAGCAACAGTTGCTGCTTACACAAATTCCGATTGGAATGCTGAGGCAATTGGATCAACTGGTTTGACCTTTAAGGCAATCGGTCCTCGTCCTGGCACTTCACCTTGGGCAGCAGAGCGTTATCTTTCATATGACGAAGTTCATCTTGCTGTAATTGATGAGAGAGACAACACAGTTGTTGAGCGTTTCACATATCTTTCAAAGATCTCTGATGCTAAGTCACCAGAAGGAAATTCAACATACTGGAAGTCAGCAATCAATGAATTTTCAAACTACATCTATGCTGGTCAAGATTTAAGTTCTGCTGAGATCACCACTGCTGGTGAAAATCCTGGTGGAACTGCTGCTTCCTATGGTGCTACATCTGGCGCTCCTCTAGAGTTATCAAGAATTCTCCAGAGTGCTGGTGGAGCTCTATCAGGTGGTGTTGATGATTACGCATACACTGCTGGAGAAATTCAAGCAGCATACGATGCTTTCCTTGATACAGAAGAGACCCAAATTGACTTTGTTCTAATGGGCGGTTCAATGAGCAACGAAACCGATACCGTTGCCAAGGCACAAGCAGTTGCTGCTATCGCAAATAGCAGAAAAGATTGTGTTGCTTTCCTCTCACCATACGTTGGTAATCAGGTAGCTACTTCTGGTGGTGCTGCTATTACGGCATCTACTCAACTAGCAAATACTATCGCATTCTTTGACAACATTGCTTCAAGCTCATATGTTGTTCTTGATAGTGGTGTCAAGTATACCTACGATCGTTTCAACGATAAGTATCGTTACATCGGTTGTAACGGTGATGTTGCTGGACTTTGTGTTTCAACCTCGGCAATTCTAGATGACTGGTTCTCACCAGCAGGTCTAAATCGTGGTGGTGTTCAGAATGTTGTGAAGCTTGCTTTCAATCCAAACAAAGCAGCAAGAGATGATCTCTACAGCAACAGAATTAACCCAATCGTTTCACTTCCTGGTTCTGGTCCTGTTCTCTTTGGAGACAAGACTGGTCTTGCTTCACCTTCCGCATTTGATAGAATTAACGTTCGTCGTTTGTTCCTCAATGTTGAGAAGAGAGCAAAGGCACTTGCTGAAGCAGTGCTCTTTGAGCAAAATGATAGCACCACTCGTTCAAACTTCAGTGCTTCAATTTCGTCATATCTTTCTGAAGTTCAAGCACGTAGAGGTGTCACTGACTTCCTAGTTGTTTGCGATGAAACAAATAACACTCCAGAAGTCATTGACAGAAATGAGTTTGTGGCTGAACTCTACCTCAAGCCAACCCGCTCAATCAACTATGTAACGGTTACCGTAACGGCAACCAGAACGGGCGTTTCCTTCTCGGAAGTCGTTGGTAGATAATTAGTAGTATAAGAAAAAATCACAGAGGTAACCACTAATGGCATCGTCAAACGTAAGTCAGTTCCTACAAACTATCGGTCAGGGCGTGAAGCCCAACATGTTCCTGATTGATGTTCAGTTTCCTGCCACGCTATCAAAGCAGTCAGAAGATCAAAATCTTACAAATCTACTTTGTAAGTCAGCAGCACTTCCAGGTTCAAACCTAGGTGTTATTGAAGTTCCTTTCCGTGGAAGAACAGTTAAGATCGCAGGTGATCGCACCTTTGATACTTGGACTACCACATTCTTCAACGATAAGGATTTCAAACTACGCTCATTCTTTGAGCAGTGGGCAAATAGCATCAATACTCATGAGGGCAATACTGCTCCTCTATTTGTTCCTAACAATTCTTCAGGTTACATGGCTGACCTTGGAGTTAAGCAACTAGAGAAAGATGCTAGCGAAGAAGGTGCTATCTTAAGAGCATACACTCTTAAGTATTGCTTCCCAACTAATGTTTCTCAAATTGACGTTGCTTATGATAGCAATGATCAGATTGAAGAGTTCACAGTTGAGTGGCAGTATTCATACTTCACCGCTGAGGCAGGAACCAGACAGGGCGTATCTTCACTTCCAGTAGTCTGATAAATAGTTGGAAGCAGTAATTTGAATAACTAATCATGAGTCAACTATTTGGCTTCCAAATTAATCGCAAGGAGGCACAGAAGGGTCAGTCCCCTGTGCCTCCTTCTGCTGACGAACCAATTGCGGTTGCGGCTGGCGGTTATTATGGAACATATGTAGAAACGGATAATGCTTCTCAAGCTCGCAATGAGTTTGAGTTGATCCGTCGTTATCGTGACATGGCACTTCATCCAGAGGTTGATAGTGCTGTTGATGAAGTTGTAAATGAATTTGTAGTTAGCGATGCCAATGACAGTCCAGTAGAAATCAACTTAGATAACTTAGAAGTTGGATCTGGAGTAAAAAATAAAATTAGAAATGAATTTGATTATATTAAACGTCTTTTAAATTTTGATAATCGCGCACATGAGATTGTGCGTAACTGGTATATTGACGGTAGAGTATTCTACCACAAAGTAATTGATCTAGACAATCCAAAGAAAGGTATTACGGAACTTCGTTACATTGATCCAATGAAGATCAAGAAGGTCCGCCAAAAGATTGACGATAAACCAAAAGATTCTCTTGCTCGTGCTGCTATCAAAGGAACAGCACTTGAGTATGAGTATGGAACATTCGTAGATTATTATTTGTTTAATCCAAAAGGTTTTTATCAAGGTGGTGTCCTAGGACCAATTGGTGACATGTCACTTTCACAAGGAGTGAAGATGGCAGTTGATAGTGTCACATTTATTCCTTCTGGATTACAAGATCTTAATAAGCGCATGACGCTGAGCTTTCTCCATAAAGCAATCAAGTCTCTCAATCAATTGAGAATGATTGAAGATAGTTTGGTAATCTACAGATTGTCACGCGCACCAGAACGTAGAATTTTTTACATTGATGTAGGCAATCTTCCGAAGGTAAAAGCAGAACAATACCTCCGCGATGTAATGTCTCGTTACAGAAACAAACTTGTTTATGATTCATCAACTGGAGAGATGCGTGATGATAAAAAGCATATGTCAATGCTTGAAGATTTCTGGTTACCTCGTCGTGAAGGTGGTAGAGGAACTGAGATCACTACACTACCAGGCGGTCAAAACCTTGGTGAGCTCAAGGATGTTGAGTATTTCAAAAAGAAACTTTACAACTCACTCAACCTACCACCTTCCCGCCTTACGGATGACAACAAGGGGTTTAATCTTGGTAAGACCACAGAGGTTCTCAGGGATGAACTCAAGTTTGCTAAGTTCATCGGTCGTCTCCGCAAGCGTTTCAGCGAACTATTCCAAGATATTCTCAAGACACAACTAATCCTCAAGGGTATCATCTCACCAGAAGATTGGGATGATATGAAAGAGCATATCCAATACGACTTCTTATTTGATAATCATTTCAACGAACTGAAAGAAATTGAAATGATGACCCAGCGTATTGCCATTGTTACACAGATGGATCCTTTTGTTGGCAAATACTACTCAGTAGAATATATACGCAAGCATATTCTCAATCAAACTGAAAAAGAATTCAAGGAGATTGATAAACAGATGAAGGGAGAGATCGCATCTGGTCTTGCGATTGATCCAGTCCAGACAAATATGATGGATACAATGTCACAACAAAATACTGCGTTCGGTCCAGAATTACAAGGTATTCAAGCAGATGATAGTGCTGCCAGAGAACAAGAAGCTGCTGACGCAAACATGGACAGAGAGATGGAAAAGATGAAGGCACAACCTACACCTGCGCCAAAGTCTAAATAAATTATATATTGTTATCTTATCATGACTGAAACTAATAACGAAATGGGCGCCGTTGATATTGTTGGCAAGATCAGCGATAACGACAGAGCATCCGCTATTGACGCAATCCATGACATGTTATTTGCTAAAGCATCTGATGCTATGGCAACTTACAAGCAAGTGGTAGCGAAAACTTTCTTTGACGAACCAACCGAGACCGAAACCGATGAAACTGATAACGGAACAGATTGAGGACGTAAAAGTTCTCACAGAAGAAAAGAATGGAAAGAAACTTCTTTACATTGAAGGTATCTTTCTTCAATCCGAACTCAAGAACCGCAATGGTCGCATGTATCCATTCGATGTTCTCAACCGTGAGGTAGAGAGATACAACGAAGAATATGTAAAGTCAAAGAGAGCTCTTGGAGAACTAGGACACCCAGATGGTCCTACTATCAATCTTGATAGAGTGTCACATAGAATTGTTGAACTCCGCGCAGAAGGACACAACTTCTATGGAAAGGCACAAATTCTAGATACCCCCATGGGACAGATTGCTAAGTCACTTCTTGGTGAAGGAGTACAACTTGGTGTTTCATCTCGTGGTATGGGTAGCATTGACAAGAGAGAAGATATCTCAATTGTCCGCGACGATTTCTTCCTCACCACCGCTGCTGATATTGTAGCAGATCCTTCCGCACCAGATGCTTTTGTCAATGGCATCATGGAAGGCAAAGAGTGGATTTGGGAAAACGGAATTCTCAAGGAAGCGAAAGTAGATAAATACCGCAAGTATATTGATGAGGCAACTCGTCAAAATATGGAAGCGAGAACGCTCAAAGTCTTTGAGCATTTCCTCTCAAATCTTTGATTTCATAAATAAACTTAGAATAATTATACGGAAATTACGAGGTAAACTCAAATGTCAGATATGCTAAACGAAAAGTTTGAAGAGTTTGTTGCTGAGCAAAAAGTTATTCTGGAAGCTGGCGATCCAATGCCGACTGTTCAAGCTTCTGTGATCCCTGGTGCTGGCAGCGACCCTTCACAGGTTTCTGACGTTCAGACTGCGAAGGCTGGCGGAAAGGATCCACAACCAACCGTCCAACCTTCGGTTGCGATCGGTCAATCAGCTCCTGCTGATCTTGGCGGTTCAACTTCCGCGCCACTTCATTCCAACGATGAAGATGGTGAAGAGAACCCAGGTGCGAAAGCAGCAGCACCTATCTCGCAAATTTCTGGTGATCCTCAGTTCGCAGCAAAGAAAGATGCTGGCGATCAAGGAACTCAACCAACAGTAAATGTTGCCGCAGCATACGGCATCACTAAGATGGGCGGAAATGTCACATATCCAATCAAAGCTGGATTTGAAATTGACATGACCGACGACGTAAATGCTCTCCTTGAGGGCACTGAACTCTCTGAAGAGTTTGCTGAGAAAGCAAAGACAATCTTTGAAGCAGCAGTAACAGCAAAACTCAACGCAGAGTATGACAAGCTTGTAGAGCACTTTGCCAATGAACTAGATAAGCAAGTTGAAGAAATCAAGAACGAACTTGCTGAAGAAGTTAATGGCACTGTGACCTACGCCATTGGTCAGTGGATGGAAGAAAATCAAGTTGCCATTGACCGTGGTATCAGAAATGAGATTACCGAAGACTTCATCGCAGGTCTCAAGGGTCTCTTTGAAGAGCACTACATTTCGATCCCCGACGATAAAGTTGATGTGGTCGAAGGTATGGCTGAATCAATTCGTGAAATGGAAGAGCGCCTCGACGAACAGGTTAAGGCTAATGTGAAACTACAAAATCGTCTGAATGAGACTGCCAAAATCAACATTCTGAACATTGTTTCGGAAGGACTAGCAGATACTCAGAAAGAAAAACTTGCAGCACTTGCTGAAGGTTTAGATTTCGTTTCGGAAGAAGATTTCTCCAGAAAGGTGAAAACCATTAAGGAGTCATACTTCAAAGAATCAATCGCAACTCCAGCAGAAACTGTAGATGAAACACCAGTGGAAGGTCAGGAAGTATCACCAGCAATGGCAGCATACCTCCAGGCACTAAACCGCTGGGGTAACTGATAATTTATTAATCCCTCAATTTTCAACGGAGCAAACCAATGTTTAACGCACAAGCTCTAACCGAAAAGTGGGCACCTGTTCTAGGTCATGAAGGCGCTGGCGCTATCAAGGACAATTATAGAAAGGCTGTTACCGCTGTTCTGTTAGAAAACACAGAAAAAGCACTACGCGAAGAGCGTGGTATGATCAACGAAGCATCCAACACTGTTGGTGCTATCGGTTCTAACGCACTTTCGGGTAGCGCACTAGGAACCCAAACTGGTGGTCTCGCAGGTTTCGATCCTGTCATGATCTCCCTAATCCGCAGAGCAATGCCTAACCTCGTTGCTTATGATATCTGCGGTGTTCAACCAATGAGCGGTCCTACTGGACTAATCTTCGCAATGAAGTATCACTATCAGGAAAATGGTTCAGCTCTTCGTGCTGGTCCAGAAGCTCTCTACAACGAGCCTGATAGCAACTTCTCTGCTTCTTCAGCAGGTTCTGCTGTTTATAACCAGACCAACGCTGCTGGTGGCGACGACACTCACCCAAGAGGTGATGGTGGTACTACCGATGCTAACCCTGGTCTTCTAAACGACAGCGGCACCTACGAGCGTGGCGCAACCGCTATTCCTCGTGAAACCGCAGAAGTTCTAGGTTCTGGCGCTACTCTCTTCAACGAGATGAGCTTCAGCATCGAGAAGACTTCGGTACAAGCACGTACCAGAGCACTCAAGGCAGAATACACCCTAGAACTAGCACAAGACCTCAAGGCAATCCATGGTCTTGATGCTGAGCAAGAGCTCGCTAACCTACTCTCCAGCGAAATCCTCGCTGAGATCAACCGTGAAGTTGTAAGAACAGTTTACACCGTTGCTAAGCCTGGTGCTCAGAACAACGTTGCTAACGCTGGTATCTTCGACCTCGACGTTGACTCAAACGGTCGTTGGTCAGTTGAGAAGTTCAAGGGTCTTATGTTCCAAGTTGAGCGCGATGCTAACGCTATTGCTCAGCAAACCCGTCGTGGTAAGGGCAACTTCATCATCACTTCTGCTGATGTTGCTTCTGCTCTCGCTATGAGCGGCACCCTAGACTATACCTCTGGTCTCTCTGGCGCTGGTGGTCCTTCCATCGGTGAAGTAGATGACACTGGTAACCTCCTTGTCGGAACCATGAACGGCAGAATTAAGGTCTATGTTGATCCTTATTCAGCAAACGTTTCCAGCAACCACTACTATGTTGTTGGTTACAAGGGTTCTTCACCATATGACGCAGGTCTATTCTACTGCCCATATGTTCCCCTCCAGATGCTCCGTTCGATTGATCCTAACACCTTCCAGCCTAAGATTGGCTTCAAGACCCGTTACGGAATGGTTGCTAACCCATTCGTCGTTCAGTCGAATGGCACCCCAGATGCAGAGACCCTCACTGCTAACCGCAACCAGTACTACAGAAGAGTACTCGTTAAGAACCTCATGTGATCCATTCACAATTCAACACACAGGGGACCCGAAAGGGTCCCTTTTTTTGTAAATAGTAAATAGCATTTTTTATTAAGTTATGCCAAGAGGAATGATGAGTAAGGTTGACATGCTAGCAAGAGTATATAAAATGAAAACAGCATTACATGATGGAATTTTTATCAGCAAAGGTAAAGATTGGAATGATGGTGCTAATTATACTCTGGACAGAATACTAGATATTCTAAACGAATACTACACATGAACCAATCGTCACTCATTTTATTGTTATGTCTGTCGCCACTAGCGATGGTTTTTATTGTAATGAAGATGGCATTGTGGTTAGGTGAGACAGCATCATTTGCTGCCAAGACAAAAGAACTTGAAAGGATGCAGCATGGTCCATATATTGTTTGGGACGAAGAGGAGGAAGATGAATGGTCTTAGATGATTTGTACAGAAGAGTAGAAAGAGCAAGGATCAATCTTTTGATGGAAGAACCATGCCCAATGTATGAACCAGAATGGGAAAACAATTATGGCACATCGTATGAAAGAAATATCACCAGAAAGATTAATAACACACAAAGAATGTCAGGAGATGATTGATGCTGCTATACGACAGCACAATCGGAATGCTTCCATTATTTCTATGTGCGTTGGTTGGGTTGTCCTTGCTCTATTTGCTGAAGGATTGCTAAGACTTATTGGAGTTATACCACCAGTACTACCATGGCTCAACATTACCCTGAAATAATCGGAATTGTTTTCCTATTAGTATTTGCTGCCACGATGTTCTATCAAGGAACATGTATTCTCAGAGGACAGCGCGGATACTCACTCAGAGATTATCTAAAGCAGGATAGCACTAATATGCGCCGCAGAATGGAGGAACTACTCAAAGATAAATAACTAGTAGCTTGGGAAGTTGACATGGCCGCTGAGTGGTACAAAGAGCAACCAAGGAATAGAAATTTTCTAAATCCAGTTGGTTATCTTTTGAAATTGGATAAATTTGAAGGAACGGATTTCTTTTGTCAAAGAGCAAACGTTCCTGATATCACTATGCCAACAACAGAGTTTGCGACAAGATTTCGCAACCTACCTATTATCCCTGGAGGTGGTGTCACTTTCGGGGATTTTACTGTTCAATTTATTGTTGATGAAGATCTAAAGAATTATTATTCAATTCATAAATGGATGCGCGAGAACGGCAGAGCAGATGATGACGCCGATACTCCACCAAAAGAAGAATATAGTAATGCTCAACTACACATTGTAACTTCATCATACAATCCCGCATTCATTGTATCGTTTGAGAATATTTTTCCAGTGTCATTGTCTGGTCTAGAATTCAATGCTACAATGACAGATGTAGAATACATTACTGCTGAAGTTACATTCAAGCATCAGCGATTTTTTATCCTCAATAAAAACATGAAACCTTTATGAATTTTGAAACTCTTCGTAATAAATTTGATCAACTACGTGAAGAATGGGCAGAGGATAGCGCAGTAGATTTTCAGTTCAAGAACAAACAGTATACCACAGATCTTGGACAACTTGCGTTAGACATCCCTTTCCAACACAATAAATACTTAAACCATTACACTGATATCTCACAGATCAAAACTTCTCTGGAGTTTGAAATCAGAAAGCTTGTAAAAGAAAAACGCGAATACTACAGTGGTGAAGCTGATGCTCGTGTTTACGCAGAAAAACCTTTTGGCGGAAGAATTCAAACTTCCGAAAAAATGAAGACTTACCTAGAGAGTGATGATGAGATTATCAATCTTGAGGCGAAGATCAAGTATCTAGACCAGATGTTATACTGGTTAGATCAGGTTATGAGGCAGATTTCAAACAGAGGGTTTCAGATCAAGAGTGCCATTGAGTGGGAGAAATTTATTAATGGACAATAATGACCCTCCTATCTGTAAAGAAGAAGAACGAAGTATACGTTACTATCCAATCCACAGAGCCCCATGTTCATATGGAGCTCTCGGATTATTTTACATTTGAAGTTCCAGAAGCAAAGTTCCTAAAGAAAAATCCTCGTTACAAATATTGGGATGGAACTATTCGTTTGTATTCTCCTGGAACTGGAGAACTATATGGTGGGTTGATGAAGCACCTTGAGGTGTGGGCAGCGGAGCGTCAATACACTATACAGTACGAAAAGAATGATTGGTATGGAGATGTTCAAGAAACTAATGACTTTGTTTCTCCTGCTGGTATCAAAACCTTTATGGACAAGATCACCAGAGAAGGAATTACTCCAAGAGAGTATCAATACCGTGCTGTCTATGAGGCGATAAAAAACAACCGTAAGTTACTTCTTTCTCCTACTGGCAGTGGAAAATCTTTGATGATCTATTCCCTCGTCAGATACTATACTGCTACCAACAAGCAAACGCTCATCATCGTCCCTACTACGTCCCTCGTAGAACAGATGGTCAATGACTTTAAGGACTATGGGTGGAATGCTGATGATCATGTTCATAAGATTTACTCTGGTAAAGATAAGAATACTGATAAACCAATTATTATTTCCACTTGGCAATCAATCTATAAGTTTCCTAAGAGATACTTTGATGATTTTGATTGTGTGATTGGTGATGAGGCACACCTGTTCAAATCTAAATCACTCACTGGTATTATGACGAAGCTTCATAATGCGAAGTATAGATTTGGTTTCACTGGAACACTTGATGGTAGCAAGACACACAAGTGGGTATTGGAAGGTTTGTTTGGTGATTGTGAGCGTGTGACTAAAACTGATGATCTAATCAGAGAGGGTCACCTTTCTAAATTTAGGATCAAAGTGTTACTTTGTAAACATGCTCCTCAATATTTTGACACATACCACGATGAAATTGAGTATCTAATACAACATCGTGGAAGAAATAATCTAATCAAAAATCTTGTCAAAGATATAGAAGGTAATACCCTTGTATTGTTCAACTATGTTGAGAAGCATGGGGAACCACTTTTTGATTTGATAAATAGCACCATAGATCCCACCAGGAAAATATTTTTTGTTCATGGTGGAACTGATGTTGAGGACAGAGAGGAAGTCCGTCAAATTACTGAAACTGAAAACAATGCTGTGATCATCGCTTCATACGGCACGTTCTCAACTGGTATCAACATCAAAAGACTACACAATATTATATTCGCCTCACCAAGTAAATCGCGGATCAGAAATTTACAATCTATTGGACGTGTATTGCGTAAGGGAGAAGGAAAAGATATCGCAACCTTGTATGACATTGCTGATGATATAGGTGGTCAAAATTATACACTGAAGCATCTAAACGAAAGAGTTAATATTTACAACGAAGAAAACTTTAAGTATGAGGTCATAAGAGTAAATTTACGAGCAAGTTAATATGGAAGAAGAATTTTATGCGACACTCAAATTAGTTTCTGGGGAAGAAGTAGTAGCAAGAGTTTGCTATCTTCCCGATGAAGACAAAGTTATGTTGGATAAACCACTAGCAGTTGAAACTGCCAAACAAAAGAAAGGTCACATGGAAGTGACAGGATTTACTTTAAAAGAATGGATCTCAGCTACATTTGATGATATGTTTATTATCAAACGAGATCACATCCTCACCATGACTGAACTGGATGAAACTATTGAAGAGTTTTATTTAAAGACAGTTCAGAAAATTGAAAGCGCCAAAACGCTAGTTGGTAAAGGATCAAAACTTCCTAGAAGATCTGGTTATCTGGGGTCTATCAAAGAAGTTAAAAAATCTCTAGAAGATATATTTAATAAAAGCTAATATCAACCTTGAACCCTTGACAGAGTTATTGTACTAAGTTTCTGAGGTTCTGTCAAGCCCCCTTTACATTTGAGTATTGCTATGCTACACTTGATACAAATGATGTGAGAACACCGTGACATTCGCAGTAATGACAAGAAAAAAACAAACCGAAAATTACGTTAATAACAAAGAGTTTCTTGCTGCGATCAGTGAGTACCGATCTAAGGTCATTGCTGCGAAAGAAGCGGGAAAACCACGACCACGAGTAACAAATTATTTGGGTGAATGTTTCTTGAAGATCGCCACACATCTATCATACAAACCAAACTTTGTCAATTACATGTTCCGTGAGGACATGATCTGTGATGGCATTGAAAACTGTCTACAGTATATTGATAACTTTGATCCAGAGAAATCAACAAACCCGTTTGCTTACTTCACTCAAATCATTTACTACGCTTTCCTTCGTCGTATTCAGAAAGAAAAGAAACAACTTGAGATCAAAGGAAAGATCCTTGAGCGTTCAGGATATGACGAAGTAATGCACACTGACACATTTGATGGTACAATGTCTGGTATGAACGCATCCTATTCCGACATGGGTACGATCAAAGAAAGTATTGAAACACGAATGAACCGATGAGTGATTATGAATGGATTGATGAATGTTTCCGTGTCGAACAGAAACGCTTTGGAACTTGGACTAGCTACGATAAAGAAGATAAGGGCATCCTCACCACACTTAGTAAGGAACACCTTATTGATGCGACCCGTTGGTATCTACGAGCAAAACAAGAAGGGTTCTCTGAACCAACTACTCAATACGATGGAACAGTTGGAGGTAAATTATGAAAGTAGCACTAATCACTGATCAACACCTTGATGGACGCAAAGGATCTTTATCATTCTGGAATTATTTTCAGAGGTTTTATGATGAGGTGTTCTTTCCTACCCTAAAGAAGAAAGGTGTTACTCATGTATTTGATCTTGGCGACACCTTTGACAATCGTAAGTCAATGGACTTCAATACCTTCCATCGTGTCAAGACAAACTATTTTGATAAACTCCAAGGTTATAAAGTACATATGCTTCTTGGTAATCATTGTACTTATTACAAGAATACCAACCGTATCAACTCACCTGAACTCTTACTGGAGCAATATTCAAACATCAGCATTTATGCTTCACCAAAGCATTTTACACTAGGCAGTAAAAAGTTTCTGATGTTGCCTTGGATCAACTCAGAGAACCGTGATGAGGTCTTGAAGCTACTTGAAACTTCTGATGCTGATATCTGTTGTGGTCACCTAGAACTTGATGGGTTTGAAGTTACACCTGGCATGACAATGGATCATGGTATGGATCCAAAGTTGTTCCATCGTTTCAATCGTGTCTGGTCTGGACATTTCCACCACCGTTCTAAGAAAGGAAACATTCAGTATCTTGGCAATCCTTATCAGATGTATTGGAATGATTACAAGGACATCCGTGGATTTCATATTTACGATACTCAAAGTGATAAGCTTGAGTATATCCCAAACCCGTTTGAGATCTTTGAAAAGATCACCTATGACGATACAAAGACAGACTACAACAAACAAGATGTGTCTGATTATAAAGACAAGTACATCAAGATCGTCGTTGATGAAAAGAAAGACTACCAAATGTTTGAAACACTGGTTGATCGTCTTTACAACGTAGGCGTTCATGATGTAAAGATTATTGAAAACCTTGTCGGTGAAGACAACAAAACCGACATTGAAATGTCCGCAAAAGATACATTAACACTTCTGAATGAATACATTGATGAAGTAGAAATGACCGTAGACAAATCAAATCTCAAGAGTTTGATGAGAACTCTATATATTGAGAGTTGTAACGTTGTCTAACATGTTCATCGTAACCTTGGAAGATCACCCAGATGGCGTCTATTCTGTCTTTGACGAAGACGAAGACAGAGTTATTCCCATCTTTCAAGAAGAAGATGATGCTGACAGATATCTTATGATGCTAGAAGAAGACCAAGACTATCCTCCAATGCAGATTGTTGAGGTTGACGACCATGTTATAATAACAGCATGTCAGGAGCGTGGTCATAGATTTACAATCATAACTCCTGATGATTTTTTGATCCCACCCGATGATTTAGAATGATTATTTTTAAAAAGATCCGATGGAAAAACTTTCTCTCTACGGGAAATGTTTTTAGTGAAGTGGATTTGCAGGAAGCAAAAACAAATTTAATCATCGGTTCCAACGGAGCTGGCAAGAGCACCATTCTGGATGCTCTTACTTTTTCTTTGTTTGGAAAACCATTTCGTAAGATCAACAAGCCACTGCTGGTTAATAGTATCAACGAAAAAGATTGTCTGACTGAAATTGAATTTAGCATCGGCAAGAATGATTACAAGGTGGTTCGTGGGATCAAACCAAACAAATTTGAGATCTACTGTAACGATCAGTTGTGGAACCAAGAAAGCACGGTTGTTGATCAGCAGAAGAACTTTGAACAAAACGTTCTCAAACTGAACTACAAATCATTCACCCAGATTGTGGTGCTTGGTTCTTCAACATTCGTTCCATTCATGCGTTTACCTCTGGCACAACGCCGTGAGATCATTGAAGATATCCTTGACATTCAAGTGTTCTCTACGATGAACATTCTTCTCAAGGATAAAGTCCGAGAGAACAATGATGAGATCAAGAACCTTGACTACGAACTTCACCTTCTGGAAGAGAAGATTGATCTTCAGAAAAAGTATATGCTGGAACTGGAGAAGAAAACACAAGAAGAGATTGACCGTAAGCAAAATAAGATTGCTGTATTGTTAGAAGATGAAAACACACAGCATCATGAGATTGCGCGTCTGACTTCTGAAGTTGAAAAACATTCTAAAGAAATGGAAGACCTATCAAATTCTTCTTCCAAGCTAAAGAAGTTAAACACTTTTCTCTTTAAAATTCAATCAAAACTTTCATCTTGTCAGAAAGAACATGCTTTCTTCGCAGAGAACCATGTGTGTCCTACTTGTACTCAAGATCTGAGTGAAGAATTTAGACAGAATAAAATTGCTGAGGGTGAGGGTGAATTAAATAATCTTCAGACTGGTATTGAAGATCTGCTGGATGCCATCGCAAAAGAAGAGGAGCGAGAAAATGAATTCGCAAGACTATCAAAAATTATACTTGGCTTCAACTCTTCTATTACTCAAGCGAATTATCAGATTACTTCCATACGAAAAACAATCAGTGATATAGAAACCGAGATCAAAGAACTGGAAGAAACGAACCCAGACAAGAAAGCAGAGTTCGTCAAACTTGAAGGACTTGTTACAAATAAAAAAGATTTGACCAAGACCTTTGCTGACTACAAGAAAGAACGTGATACACTGTTGGTAGCATCGCAGTTGTTGAAAGATAACGGGATCAAGACCAGGATTATCAAAACCTATCTCCCAGCGATGAACCAATTGATCAATCAATATCTTCAACGTATGGATTTCTATGTGAATTTCACACTGAATGAAAACTTTGAAGAGATCATCAAATCCAGATACCGTGATGTGTTTTCCTATGATAGTTTCAGCGAAGGAGAGAAAGCTAGAATTGATATTGCTCTGTTGCTTACTTGGCGTTCTATTGCTAAACTTAAGAATAGCGTGGATACTAATCTTCTAATCTTAGATGAGATCTTTGATAGTTCTTTGGATCAACAGGGTGGCAGTGATCTTGGATGGATCCTTCGTAACTTTGATGAAAAAACAAATGTTTATGTCATTTCTCACAGAGAACAACTGGAAGGAAAGTTTGACAGAACGCTGACAGCGGTGAAGGAAAAGAACTTCTCCGTGATCCAAGAGACAGTTTCTGAACTGGAATAGGGGTGCCTCCAAGGGGGTGCCCCTCTTGCTATGCTTATCACATCAGCAAAAAACCGATGACCCGCCAAGAAATCAAGGGCAACCTTGCCCGCCTGCTCGCTACTGAAAACCTCGTTGTAGAGCACCGTAACTGCCCTACAGCGTCCTTCAACGTTGAGACCCGTGTGCTGACCCTCCCAAACTGGGACCGTGCTTCCAGCATCGTATATGATATGCTGGTGGGTCATGAGGTGGGACACGCTCTCTTCACCCCCAACGAGGATTGGACTGCCAAGGCAGAATGCCCTAAAGACTTCATCAACGTGATTGAGGATGCTCGTATTGAGAAGCTGATGAAGCGTAAGTATCCTGGTCTGCGTAAATCTTTTGCTGGTGGTTATCAAGAACTGAATGCCCAGGATTTCTTTGATATTGCTGGTGATGATCTGAATACTTATAGCTTGATTGACCGTATTAATCTTCACTTCAAGATTGGTGCTGGTGCCTTCATTCCTTTCTCTGTTGATGAGCAAGTGTTTGTTGCTCGTACCGAAGAAGCAGAGAACTTTGATGAAGTGCTCCAGATTGCTGTAGATGTTTATAACTTCAGCAAGCAAGAGAAAGAACAAGAGAAAGTAGATGCCAACATTGATGTTGAGCAAACCACTCAAGGTGGGGGTGGTATGACCCAATCTGGGGGTGATAATGAAACCGAGGGTGATGCTGATGATGACCAACCCTCCAGCAACTCTGATCAGCAGGGTCAGCAAACTGGTGGTGCTACTCAACCGAAAGGTGAGGATGCTGATGATGCTGGTGATGAAGGTGACGATGAGAGTTCCCAAACTCAAGATGCCTTTGATCGTGCTGCTGAGCGTCTGACCAATACCTTCTCTGGTGGCAACACTTACTATGTTGAGATCCCCGACAATGTGGTTCTTGATGAGTATGTTGCTGACTGGACCGAAGTTCATGACTGGATTGATGAGCAGCGTGAAGGTCTCAATGATATTCTGCTTAAGACTGCTTACGACGGTGTTGATGCTGACTATCAATCTTTCCGCAAGCAATCTCAGAAAGAAGTGAATTACCTTGTGAAGGAGTTTGAATGCCGTAAGTCTGCCGATGCTTATGCTCGTGCTGGTGTTTCCAAGACTGGTGTTCTAGACACTACCAAGCTTCATACTTATCTTTACAACGAAGATATTTTCAAAAAGGTTACGATCCTTCCTGATGGCAAGAACCATGGTCTGCTGTTTCTGCTTGACTGGTCTGGTTCCATGCAGCGTGAGATCTTTGCTACTGTCAAACAACTTTTGAACCTTACTGCCTTCTGTAAGAAAGTTCAGATCCCGTTTGAGGTGTATGCCTTTACCAACGATTACTTCCCTGTCCGTCGTATCAAGCAAGGCAAAGATCAATACATCTCCAATGATGAATACTTTGCTGCCAACGGTTGCCACGAAAACAAAATCTATCTCCAGAAAGGTATGTTCCATCTGGTAAATTTTGTTTCTTCTCGTTCTAACGGTAAGGACTATGAGCGTATGTGTCGTAATCTTTTCCGAGAAGCATACACCTACACTTACCACACTTACTACAGTGCTACTACTGGTCTTGGTTTGTCTGGCACTCCTCTGAACGAGGGTATCATCATGCTCAACTACATCATCCCGCAGTTCAAGAAACAGAACGATCTTCAGAAAGTGAATGTCTGTATTCTCTCTGATGGTGAAGCTTGCCAGACTTCCTATGGTCGCAAACTGTATGATGAATACCGTGATCATTCTTATGTTCGCCCCCGCCGTTTGGACAACGGCACTTGCCTGCGAGATCGTCAGACTGGTCGTGTCTATAAAGCATTTGAAGGATGGGATGGTAATACCAATACCTTCATTCAGCAACTGCGTGACCGTAACCCTGGCGTGAATGTGTTGGGTTTCCGTATTCTCTCTGGTTCCCAACTTTCTAACTTTGTCTGCTCGTATGCCGACGTTGCTTATTACAGCGAAGTCCAGAAGCAGTGGAAGAAAGAAAAGTCTGCCATCATTCCTTGCCCTAAAGCATTCACTGCTTTGTATGCGATCTCTAACAATTCTCTTGATGAAACTTCTGCCTTTGATGTAGAGAGTGGAGCGAAAAAAGGCGATATCACTAAAGCCTTCAAGAAGATGCTGAATTCCAAATCCACTAATAAGAAACTTCTGAACTCTTTTGTCGCCTATGTTGCTTGACAACCCTTTTTTCTTCCTATATAATAACGTTAATTCACTGACGCCCTAATCATGAGAAAAAATGCCATCACAAATCCAATCAACTATGTACTAAAAAATAACTATGGACTTTCTATTCCACAGTTAGCAAAAATTCGTACAGAATGTGTAAAAGCAGTATCACAACTGAGAACCAATCGTGGATCTGCTGCTGCTATTCAAGAAATCTTAGAAAAGAATTTTCCCGACATTAAGACATACTTCCCCATCAATAACTGGGAGCAACGCAAACCATTGGCAAATGGTAAGTACGGTATTATTATCGTGGCAAAAGATTATGAATCTTCCTTGAATGCTTATGTAAAATCTATTAACGTTGAGGTTGGTACTAGTTTCGGTAAGAAAGCTCGCCGCACAGAATCAAAGTTGTGTGAGCACTTTAATATCAATCAGGTAGAACAACCAGTATCAACTGTAAATTTGGATAACGAAACTGTCCAAATCCTCCAGTTTGCTTTGGCAAATGGTGCTAAACTATTCCGTAAAGGAGATCTAGAAATTCAATTTTGATATGAACATTTTTGTCACTTCGCCATTTCCTGCCGAGAGTGCCATTTGTTTGCCAGATAAACATATCGTAAAGATGCCACTTGAATGCTGCCAGATGTTATCCATCGTAGCGTCCAAGTGGTATCATTCGTATGGAGCAATTCACAAGGCAGATGGTATCGCATATCGTACAGAGAAAGGTGCCTTTCGTAATCACCCATGTACTAAATGGGCAGCAGAAACTATTGACAATGCCTACTGGTTGATCAAGTGGGGCATGAACCTATGCGATGAATACTCTGTTCGCTACGGTAAGTTTCATTCTTGCTACAATACTTTGCTGGAAGCATACTATCTTTTTCCAAAAGGTAAGATCACTAATGTAACTCCATTTGCTAGAGCTATGCCAGATGAGTATAAATTAGATACTAGTATTGATACCTTCACAGCATACAAAATGTATATTGCCAGCAAACCATGGGTGGCATCCAACTACCTTCGTATGCCAGTTCGCAAACCGTCCTGGGTCTGACGCCAAACCACCCCACCTGCCCTATAATAACTACATCAACGCAATGACCCCAATGCCTGCCAAATCTGACGTGACTACCGAGCAACTGACTTCGTACCTGTCCAGCAACTTTGGTAACGATATCAATGCTGCCCAGGTTCAAGATGCTTGTGGTGTCTTTGGCATCACCTATGCTACTG